GTTCACCGCTGCCGGTGGCCCCCTGCCCGCCTTCAGGTACGTCGTCCTCTACAACTCCACCGCTGCCGGTGGCCCGCTCATCGGCTGGTACGACTACGGTTCGTCCATAACACCGGCAGATACTGAAACGTTTACCACGGACTTCGACCAAGCGGCAGGGGTGTTGACGCTGCAGTAGGAGATTGCTGTGGCGTTTGTATACAAAGATAGGGTGAAGGAAGCCAGCACCAGTGTCGGAACTGGTGCTTTCGTTGGTACCGGCACCGCCAGCCCCAAGTTCCTGCCCCTATCGACCATAGGTAATACCAACACCTTCGCCTACACCATCGAGCATGATTCGCTAAGCGAATGGGAGGTGGGCATCGGGACGTACACCACGGCTGGTAACAGCTTCACCAGAGATCTCGTCCTCGCCTCATCCAACGCCAACGCCCTCGTCACCTTCAGTGCCGGGTCGAAGACCGTCTTCAACACCCTGCCAGCGGCGCGGATACACCCACCCCTCGGTAACACCCAAGTCGGTGTAGGGGACAGCAACAGCGTCCTCTCCGGTTCCAGCGAACTGATCTACGACAGCATAGGGCTGCGCCACATCAAGGCCCAGAACGCTGTCAGCCAGATCGTGGCGGTGAACACCGATGCCGGTGGTGCGGCGCAGGCACGGTTCAATTGCGCCAACGGCACCAACAACCTGTGGCTGCAGAAGAACGGCACTGGCTATACCACGACAGGACTGGCGGTTGCCAACCAAGGCTGGCTGTACAACACCGACGGCTCGACGCTGTTCAGCAACAACGTCGCTGCCGACTTCATCTGGTCCTCTGGCGGCATTGGTGTCGGCAACGAGAAGATGCGCTTGCTGGCCAACGGCAACTGGAGCCTCAGTGGCACTTCGGGGGCGACACCGGAGGTGTCATACGACCCCACCACTGGCAGCAACGCCCGCTTGCTGGTGCAGAAGTCATCGGCCAACATCACCGACATCGGTGCCATCAACCCCAATACCGGTACCACGTCTTACGGTCAGGTGTATGCCGGGAACGGCGCGTCGTACCTGATCATGATCAAGACCAGCACCGGCTACACCCCCAACGGACTGCAGGGTGCCGGGATGGGGGTCATCGGCAACACCAACGGGGCACTGCTGACCTACAACGGCGCAGCCGCCGACATGATCTGGTCCATCGGTGGCGTGGCCGTGGCCAGCGAGAAGATGCGGCTCAACACTGCCGCTCAATTGACGGTTTACGACTCCAGCACTGGCGGTTACGCCGGACTGCGGGTCAGCAACGACAACGCCCGTTTCAACATCTACAAATTCGGCAGTGCGTGGCCCGGTAACGGACTGCAGGTAGCCAACCAAGCCTACCTTGAGAATGCCACCGGCCAGACGATGTTTGTCAACACCACGGCCAACGACTACATCTGGACCATCGGTGGATTTGCCGCAGGCAACGAGGCCATGCGACTGAGGGCCGACCGCTTGACGGTAGCTGGCAAACCGGTCATGTGCTACCGGGGGCCATGGGTCAACGGCACGGTGTATGGCATCGGTGATGTTATCTATTACGGCGGCAACAATTACAACTGCCTGATCGCCAGCAATAACGTCGTGCCGACTAACACCAGCTACTGGCAGTTGATGACCAACAACCACGGTCGTCCGCAACTGACCGATGCCGCTACCACCACTTGGGACGTTGCCGCCACTCCCGTGGCGTGGTGGAACCCCGCCGCTGCCCGCACACTGTCCATCACCAACTCGCTGGCAGGACAGACCTACGCGCTGCAGATCCAAGGGGGCTATACGATCACATGGCCCTCCATCGTGCACTGGCCCAACGGCAACCGGGCACCAGTGTCGTCGGCAGGGGGCTTCCTCGACGTGTTCACCTTCGTCTGCCTTGTCGATAACGGGTATCTGGCAGGTGCCTTCCAGTTGGGCTATCAGTAATGCTGATCCCCGCCGCGCACTGGGGCAGTGTCATACCGTTCCAGATTCCCAACTCGGCGAAGATCTACGACAACCCGCTGATGTGGCAGTTATGGCCCAATGTGGCCGCTGGCGACGCCACGCCGTATTACACCTGCGCTCTCGCTGGCGGCACGGTGCAGGACTGGGAAGGTGTCCTACGCAAGTGCAAGGCCAACGAGGCGCGTTTCCCCGGCGCGAGAAGGGTCGAGAACCTGATCCTCGGCAACAGCCAGAACCTGACCGTCTCGCCATGGACGGCGTACAACGTCGGTCTCAATTCGGCGGCACCGGTCCTGACGTGGAACTACGGCGGATCGCAGGCCACCCGCTGCCAACTCAACCGGGGCAACGATCTCGCGGTGGGCGTGTGCAGCATGTACCAAGTCCTTGTGGTGCCCTACACCACCGCCGCTTTTCGCCTGACGGTCGATCTGTGGACGCTGGGCAATCCGATAACGCTGGTCGTTGCTCTCAGCAACCAGATCAACAACCTCACCATCACCAACACCGGCCCGGTGCGCTATTCGTTTCTGGTCACTGCCAATTTCGCTTCAGCACCCAGCTTCGCCATCGGCCTCTACGGCACCAACAGCGGCGGGGTCAACAACTCGCAGTCTGCCGATCTGATGGTTGGCAGGGTGCAGTTCGAACTGATCTCGGGGCAGTCCAACACCAACCCCGGCGAGTATGTCAGCGTCGGCATGAGTGCGCAGGTGTTCTCCAACGTCGATGGCGTGCGCTGCTTCGGCACCAAGCTTGGTAACACCATGACCGGTAACGTGGTCAACGAGATCGCGGGCAGCATCTCACTGACTACCACCAATGGAGCCAGTGCCGCCGTCTGCGATACCCTCGGGCCAACCGGGCTGTTGGTGGATAACCAGCAGACGGTAGCCTACGGCATCGAGTGGGACTTCACGGTCGCGGGCGCGGCCAACATGTCCTACATCAACAAAGCCGTCGCGGGGCCGACCGGTGACTATTACGGCTGCGCCGTGGTCGAGAACACGGTCAATGGTGCCCACTACATCAACCCCTACGGCACGCTGCCCTTCGCCACCACCAATACCTTCTTCGGCTTCTTCGTCAAGCCTTACCAGCGCACCAACATCCAGATGAATTCCAGCATTGGCAACGATACCGGGGTGGTCAGGTGGGATCTGACCGGCAACGGCGCGGTGACCTATGCCGCGATGGGGGGCACCGGCGGTGGCACCCTGCGCGGGTCAGGGATCATTCCCTACAAGAATGGGTGGTACGTCTGTTGGGTGTTGCAGTCAGCGACGGCGGCGCAGACGGCGATGAACATCGGCATCTTCGGCGAGTACGGTGGCAGCTATGCTGGCAGCGGCAGTACGGCTTGGTACCTGTACGGACTGACGGTGATGGACACCGGCAGCGATCCTTATACCTACTGCCAGTACGCCACCGCCACCCGTGGCACCGATCAATTGACTCCTGCCGGGTCGGGCCAGAACGTCATCGCCGCCAACGGTACCGTCTACGCCGAAATCAAGACCAAATGGCAGACTGCCGGAGGCAACCATCATGTGTACTTCAGCGGTGACAACAACTACCACTCCCCGTTGATGGCGTATAACGGCTGGCCTTCGACCTCCGTCTTCATGTACGACGGGACTTATCTGCCCTACCAAACCGGACTGCCCGATGCTTCCACTGCATCGCGTAAAGTGGCTTCAAGCTGGAACAATGCCATCCAACGGCTGACATGTACCGGTAGCGGCATAGCTGCCGGGACGGGGACCAGTGCGACTTTATTCAATGGCAGCATGGCGAGTACCGGACCCTATATGAGCATCGGCTATAGCGCATGGCCTGCGCTGGCGATGGGGGGTCAGATCCGCAACGTGCGGGTCTGGAACGTCGCCGCCTCACCCGGTGAGCTTGCAGCCTTGACTGCCTGACATGCTCGGCCATGTCCCCATCTCCGCGTCGCCGATCAGCGCGGTCAGTGCGAAGCGAAGCTACACCCTCACCGCTGACGTAGCCGCGTACACCTTCACCGGTGTTGCGGCGCTGCTCAAGCGCGGCTATAACCTCCCCGCCGTCAAGGCGACATACACGCTGGCGGCACCCGCCACCGGGTTGCGCCGGGGCTTCGTCCTCCCGGTCACGGTCGCGACATACACCCTCGGTGCCCCGGTCACGGCGTTCAAGCGGGCCTACAAGCTCGTCGCCACGACCACGACGTACACCCTCGGTGCCCCAGCCACCACCTTGCGCCGGGGCTTTGTCATTAAGGCTACCGTCGCCGCGTACACCCTCGGTGCCCCGGTCACGGCGTTCAAGCGGGCCTACAAGCTCGTCGCCACGACCACGACGTACACGCTGGCTGCGCCAGCCACCGGGCTGCGCCGCAGCTACAAGGCTCTGCCAGCGACGGTCACGACGTACGTCTTCACCCCGGTCGCCACGACGCTGCGCCGGGGCTTCGTCCTCAAGGCCGATGTTGCAGCCTTCACCCTCACCGCCCCGGCCACGGCGCTGCGCCGGGGCTTCGTTCTCCCGGCCACCGTCCAGACCTACGCCTTCACCGGCATCCCGGCAACGCTCAGAAAGAGCTACAAGCCGCTGACGGCGGATCAGGCTACCTACACCCTCACTGCCCCGCCCGCGACGCTCAGGCGCAGCTACAAGCCCCTTCCTGCCACCGTTACGACGTACGCGCTGACCGCGCCGGTCACTAACCGGCTGCGGCGGGGCTTCAACCTCGTCGCCACCCCGGCCAGCTACACCCTCGGTGCCCCGGCCACAGGCTTCAAACGTAAATACGTCCTGAAGGCCGATGTCGCAACCTACGCTATCACCGGCACCAGCACCGGGCTGGTGTACAGCGTCTTCAAGAAGCTCACCGCTGCCCCGGCGAGCTACGTCCTGACCGGTCTGCCGGTCGGTTTCAAGCGCACTTACGTGCTGAAGGCCGACGTTGCCACGTACACCCTGACCGGGGTCGCTGCGGCGCTCAAGTACGGGGCGGGGTACAAGCTCCCCGCCGCGTCAGCGGCGTATGTCCTGACTGGCCTGCCGGTGGGGTTCAAACGTACCTACGCGCTGGTCGCCACCAGTGCCCAGTTCAACGTCACCGGCATCAACACCGGGCTGCGTCGGGGGTATAGCTTCGCTATAACCCCGGCGGCATACACCGTCACCGGCATCGCCGCCGGGTTCAAGCGCAGTTACGTGCTAAAGGCCGCGCCAGCGGCGTACACGCTGACTGGTGTCGATGCTGTCCTGAAGTACGGCATCCAGTACGTGCTGCCGATGACCAAGGCGACGTACGTTCTGACCGGAGTGCCGGTTGGCTTCAAGCGTACTTACGTCCTTGCTGCTGCGCCAGCGGCGTACACCCTGACCGGCCTGCCGGTCGCGCTCAAGCGCAGCTACGTCCTCAAGGCCGATGTCGCGGCTTACGCCGTGACTGGTGTCCCGGCCTTCCTGAAGTACGGCGTGCAGTACGTGCTGCCAACGCCGGTCGCGACGTACAATTTCACCGGCCTGCCGGTTGCCTTCCGTCGCACGTACGTCCTCGCCGCATTCCCCACGGCGTACACGCTCAACGGCATTCCGGCAGGCTTCCGCCGCACTTACGTCCTCAAGGCAGACCCTGCCGCCTACACCCTGACCGGTGTCGATGTGGCGCTGACGTATGGCAAGAAGACCGGGTACGTCCTCACCGCCGACGTTGCCGCGTACACCCTGACCGGCATCGCCGCGACGTTCAAGCGCGGCACCATCCTCACTGTCGTCCCGGCCAGCTACGTCTTCACCGGCATCTCGGCGCAGTTCCGGCGTACCTACGTCCTGACCAGTGCCTACACCGCGACCACGGTCTACACGCTGGGGGCACCACCAGTCGCGCTGCGCCGCACCTTCGTCCTCAAGGCCGCGCCAGCGGCGTACACGCTGACCACCAACCCGGCCAGCTTCAGTCGCCGGTACGTCCTCAAAGCCGAGACCGCCAGCTACACCCTCACCCTGCAGCCGTGGGTGATGCGGCGCAGTTACAGGCTGCTGGCTACAGCCACTGCGTACACCCTGACCGGCATCCCACCGCTGCTGAAATACGGCTTCGCCTACAAGCTCACTGCCACGACGGCGACGTACACCCTGACCGGTATACCGGTGGCGCTGCGCAAGAACATCAACTGGCCACTGCCAGTTACCCCCACCAGCTACATCCTGACCGGCAATCCAGTTGGCTTCAAGCGTAGCTACGTCCTCAAGGCCGAGATGGGGGCGTACACCCTCACCGGCAACCCGGTCGCAGTACGTCGTATCTATAACCTCAAAACTGCAGTTGCCGCATACACACTGACTGCACCATCGGCCGCTCTACGTCGGGATTACCACCTAATAGTCACACCCGCGACATACACTTTGACTGGCATTCCAGCCAATCTTGTCTACTTCATCCGGCACCATTACCGGTTGTATGCCGATACAGCGTCATATCTGCTGTCATTCCCACCGGTCAAGCTGGTCTATCGCTTCCTGTGGGCTGCGGGTACGATCACCAAGTACGTCTACAACGTGCCCATAGCGGTCACGTTGTCCAGTCAACCACTGGTCACGACGCTGCGTAAAGTACCATTGCTGCCCGTTCTGTTGTCGGAGCAGCCGCTGCAGGTGACGATGGGTGGCCATGCGCCTATAGTAACGCTGTACGAACAGCCGTTGGAAGTATCGATACGACAGCTACCACCGATTGCGGTGGTCTTGTACGATCAATCTCTGAACGTGACTATACGGCAGTTACCACCAATTTCTGTCTTTATGTACGATCAGCCGCTGATCATAACCGGAGCTTGAGATGGCAGACATCATCGTGGGTCAATCGCGGCGCATCGCGTGGGAGTGCCGCACGCTGGATGGTGACTTGACCGATCCCAGTTCGATCACCTTCAAGATGCAACACAAGGGTCCACTTTCAGCACGCAATGATGTTTACATATATGGTACAGATGATGAGGTGGTACGCGACAGTACAGGGAAGTACCACATTGATATATGGTTTGATACTCATGGCGATTGGAAGTACCGCATCGTCTGCGCCGGGGTGGTCAACGCTGCAGCGCAGGACACTCTCTATGTGGCACCGGCCAACCAATGAGCCTCATCGACTACACACCAGCCCCCACGGTCGGTGCCTTCATCAAGCACCACGCCAAGGGCGAACTATTCGCCGACTGGATCATCGGTCCCGTTGGTAGTGGCAAGACCACCGGCAATTTCTTCAAGCTGGTCTATCTGGCCACCAAGCAGGACAAGTCGCCGGTTGATGGCGTGCGCCGGGTGAAGGCGGTGGTGGTACGCAACACAGGACCACAACTCAGGGATACTACCATTCCTTCGTGGATGATCTGGTTCAAGGACGGACAGGCAGGGAAATGGCATGCAACCGACTCGCGTTTCATACTCAGGTTCGCCGACGTGGAGTGCGAGGTGCTGTTCCGTGCCTTGGATACTCCTGATGACGTTGCTCGGGTGCTGTCTCTGGATGTTACGTTTGTCATCATCGACGAGTTCGTACAATTGCCGAAAGCGGTTGTCGACGCGTTGGCTGCACGCTGCGGGCGCTATCCATCGGATAAGGACGGCAAGGCGACCAACTGGGGCATGTGGGGCGCGTCGAACCCCGGCAACGAAGACCAGTGGTGGTACGACGCGCTGAACCAATCCGAGTTGTTCTCGTTGAATCCGGAGGACATGGCGGTGCGGCGCAACGAGAAGCTGCTGATGGGCGAGGTGCCCTCGACATGGACGTATTTCAGGCAGCCGTCAGGCTTCGCTATCAATGCCGAGAACTTGGACAAGCTGCCCGGTGGCCGCGCCTACTACACGTCGCTGGCCAAGGACCACTCAGAGTCGTGGGTCAAGCAGTTCATCGAGGTCGAGTGGGGCTACTCGCTGGTCGGCACGCCGGTGATCGCCACCTTCAAGCCCAAGCTGCATCTGTCCGAGACGCGATTGAAGTGGAACCCGCGCATGCAACTGGTGGGCGGCTTCGATCCCGGCATGAACAGCGCCATGATCCTCGGTCAGCAGGATCACCATGGCCGACTCAACGTCCTGCATGAACTGGTCCAGCGCGACATGGGCGCGGAACGCTTCATCAGCAACCGCCTGCGTCCGCTGTTGCGAGCCGAATATCCCGATGCCGACTTCATCATTGCGCCCGATCCGGCTGCGGCGCAGCGGACGCAGACCGACGAGAAGACGGTGGTCGACGTGCTGCGTCGTCATTTCAAGGTGCGCATCACCACCGGCAACAACCGGTTGCCGGGACGCATCGAGGCCATCGAGCATTTCACCTGTCGTCTGACCGAAGATGGACCGGCGCTGCGCATCGATCCAGTGACGTGCAGGGGGTTGATCAGAAGTCTGAGGGGAGGTTGGCAGTACGGCATCTCGCCGCGTGGCGTCACCAACGCGGAACCGATCAAGAACGACCACTCGCACCCCGGCGATGCCTTCGGTTACCTGTGCCAGCACTTCCACTTGTCGCACTCAAGAGAGCTACGTGAGCGTAATATGCCGCCAGCAAGGGTGTATCACAACCCGTACGTGTTGAGGTGACACATGCCATATGGAACATCAGGCGATGAAAGTATCGTCACCAGTCCGCCCCCTCCAAAAAGGGAAGGCAGGGACGCCATACTTGAAACAATTGCCAATGAGGCTATGAAAAAAGGGCCAGTGACTAAATGGCCCAAAGGCATGCCCAATCCGGTTATGGAATCAGTACGTGGCACCAATGCTGCAGTTGGCATGCCACCAAATGTCTATCATGTACCCAAAGCAAGAGCATTAGGTGTAGGGGGTTGGACCATGCCAGAGACTGGCAATATGTTTATTGCCAATGATTCTGCTATGCCATTATCCAATGTAGTGGCACATGAAGGATTGCACAGTATGCATTCACCGGCAGGTATGCCATTTAACCCTAGTACAGAAGGTAAGTTGGATAAGGTAATAGCTGCCAATATGGAAAAAATTTACCCTGATGCCACATGGGGTGAAGGTCCAACAACTCCACCTTGGGGTTTAACCAGAGGTGCCAATCCAGAAGAACGAATGGCTGGTCTTCGTGGTTACGAGGGTGGTTTGCCTGTCAACGTACCCATTACAAAATCACCAGTAGCACAACAGTTGTTCAATGCACCTTGGCATGGTCCGTTGAGTGTAAATGATACTGATCTGCAGAATTACTATTACCAAAAAACCAGCAATCCAAAGATTGGTGGTGTTTGGGGTACTCAGGCACCAGAGCCAACAATAGGCGAAAGGGCCATGAGTCTGGGGCGTAATCTGGCTACCCGCCTTGGTATCAATATGGTGAATCGCAATGCTCCCGCCATGCCCGGTGTTGCAGAAGCTGCTGCCGCGCAAGATGCTGCGCAAAAATCATCACTGATGGGTAGATTGGTAAGTGCTGGTATGAATCCATCATCGTTGTCAAATGTATCGGATTTGGTTAAACCGGGTTTGTTTGAGGATTTGATACCAGCACCGCTGTCAGGCATTGTAGATACGATCAAGAAGGGAATTTCCCGATGAGCGCAGCCAAAGTAGCAGCAATGCCACCTAACACAGCAGGTGAGATGGATGCAGCGCCGCTGCCACGGGACCGGGATAGGCTACGTGCCCTTGGCAACCGGTTGGCAGATCGCTTCAAGCAGTACGAGTCGGCCCGTAAGCTGCAGGAGTTGAAGTGGACTCGCAACCTGCGCCAGTTCCTCGGCGAGTATGACCCGGAGGTGAAGATCGACAAGGAACGGTCTCAGGCATACCCACGTATTACACGAGTTAAATGCATCTCCTTCCTGTCGCGGATGATGAACCTGCTGTTCCCGCAGACCGAGAAGAACTGGGGCATCGAGATCTCCCCGGTGCCCAACCTGAGTCGGGAGGATCTGCAGCAGGTACTGGCCGAAGCGCAGCAGCATGCACAGACGACGCAGACCCAACTCAACGACGAGTTGATCGAGCAGGCCATCCGCGACTTCGCCAAGAAGCGTGCGGACAATCTTTCGCAGGAAGTGTCCGACCAGTTGACCGAGATTGGCGGCAGCCGCAACGTCAGCTACGTGTCGCTGTGTCGCCGGGTGATGCTGTCGGGGATCATGTACGGGGTGGGGGTGATGAAGGGTCCGTTCACCCGTACGCAGCTACGGCGCACATGGCAGAAGGACGAGCAGACCGGGCAGTACGTGGCGACTGAGGTGCCGGGGTTCCGGCCACACTTCGAATTCGTGCCGATCTGGGAGTATTACCCGGATATGTCGGCCAAGCACTTCTACCAGATGGATGGCCAGTTCCAGCGTATGGTGATGAGCATGAGTCAGATGCGGGAACTGGCAGATCGCCCTGATTTCTTCGGTGACACTATCAAGGGCATCTTGAAGAACAATCCACAAGGTAATTTCAAGGAGAAGCAGTTCGAATCGGATTTGCGTACTATGGGGGTGTCGACCAATGTCAGCCCTAATACCACAACGAAATACGAAGTGTTGGTGTGGGAGGGATATGTATCCGCCGAAGACATCAAGGCTTGTGGCGTGGTACTTCCGGAGGGTTTTGAAGCAGACACCGCCGATGCTTCGATCTGGATGGTCGATAACCAGATCATCAAGGGTGACGTGTCCCCATGGCTGGCACTGGAGCCGGATCAACGCACGGCGATGTACCACCACTTTCTGTTCGAAGAAGACGACAGCAACCTGATGGGCAATGGCCTGCCCAATATCATGCGTGACTCGCAGATGGCCATCGCCGCTGCCACCCGCATGCTGCTCGACAATGCATCGGTCACCTGTGGCCCCAATTTGGAGGTCAATGTCGATCTGCTGCGGCCCGGTCAGGATGTGCAGACGGTGCAGCCGTACAAGCTCTGGTCGCGTGAGGGGATGGGCGCGGAAGCGCAGTGGCCCGCCGTGCGCGAGATCAACATCGCCTCGCACATTCCGGAGTTGAAGGAGGTGGTGGAGATGTTCATGGACTTCGCCGACCGCGAGACGTTCGTCAATCCTGCTACTGGTGGGGATATGCAGGGCCAACCTAGCGAGCCGATGCGCACCGCAGCCGGGGCGTCGATGATCCACGGCATGGCGGCGCTGCCGTTCAAGGACGCCGTGCACAATTTCGACACCTTCACCATCTCGGTGGTGCAGTCGCTGATCCTGTTCAACAAGCACTTCAATCCCGATCCCAACATCCGTGGTGATTTCCAGCCGATTGCAAGAGGATCAACCAGTCTCATCGCCAAGGAGGTGCGTGGCATGGCACTGGATAACTTGGCGGCTACGCTGCAGCCAGAGGAGCGGCCTTACCTGAACTGGCACAAGCTGCTGACAGAGCGGCTGCGGGTGCGTGATGTCGATGCCAGCATAGTGGTGGTCTCCGATCTGGAAGCCAACATGATCGACCAGCAGAACCAAGCCAAGGCGGCGGAACAGGCAGCCAGTGCGAAGGAGATGCTGACTGCGCAGATCCGCGAGACGCTGGCCAGCGCAGTCAAGTCGCTGACCCAATCCGATGCCAATTCGGCCAAGGCCGACGCCGCGACGCAGAAGCAGACTATCGATGTCTACAACGCCATGCTGAAGGGGTTGGAGAGTGGGGTAACTCCAGCCGACGTACACGCAGCTACTCAAGGTGCCCAGTTACCAGATGCAATTGCCAAGGGCTTCCGTAAGATGAGCGGTAAGGACAAAACACCAACCCCCAAAGAAGGCGAAGTGCCAGAACCACCACCGCCACAGGCAATGATGCCACCACCGCCGGGAATGATGTGATGGATGCGAAGATGCAGGTCAATGAACTTCGCACAAGGTTGTACGCAATGCGTGGTGAATTGGCATGTGAAGCATTGCTGCGGTTGGTAGCAGTGGAGTTGACCATGTTGGACCGGCGTTTGCGTACTTGCACAGAAGCGGAATTGTTGCATTTGCAGGGGCAGGTGCACATCTGGGAGAAGCTGCAGAAATACATCAATGAACAACCCCCGCCAGTGAAGAGCTTGACATAACCGAATCAAAGGCTTACAAGGACATCCCATGGCTACCACACCAGAACAACCGCAAGACACAGCAGCCAGTGCTGCCGCAGCATTAGCTGATCAATCATTCGCAGACGCATTCGCGGAAGCGGTTGCGGAATCGCCCCCACCGACAACTCCGGTGGCTGCTGAAGCGCCCAAGGCCGAAGCGGAAGCTCCCCCTGTCGAAGCTGCCCCGGCTGCAGAAGAACCAGCACCTGTCGAGGAGCCGGAAGAGACGCCGGATGCCAAGATCGCACGGCTGGAAGCGGAGGTGGCGGAATTCAAGAAGGCACCTCCGACGCCTGCACCGACACCGGAACCGGTCGAGGCCAAGCCGGAACCCAAGGCACCGGAGCAGCCTGCCGCGCCGGTCGAGCCGCAGTGGTACAGGCCGACCGATGAGGAAGCGGCTACGCTCAAGCGGCACGAGGAGCAGTGGCCGGAAATTTCCACTGCAGAGGCACTGCGTACCAAGGTGGCAGTGTACAACGCAGTGCAGTATGTATTTACCAAGATGGGTGAGGTGTATGGTCCTGTCTTGCGCCGGTTCAATGACACTGCCGATGCCATCGAAGAGCAACTGACTCTTGGTGCATTGCGTAGTGAGCATGAGGACTACGATACGATATATGGCAAAGTGGTGGCATGGGTGCCAACGTTGCCGGTAGCATTTCGTCAGGGTGCTGAACGAGTGATGAAGGAAGGTACGCCGGAAGAGGTGGCCGACTTGATCAGCACCTACAAACAGTCAATCGCTGCGCCGCCAAGCGCAGCCGCAGCACCTGCAGCAAAACGTACGCCCGAACTGTCAGCACCGGCCAAAAAAGCGGCGGCGGCGCTCACCGTGGTCGGCTCCAAACGCTCAACGCCGGTTACTGCCATCGACGCCAATGATTTTGATGGTGCGTGGGCTGATGCAATCAACCAGCGTTGACTGACATTCATCTCGTACAAAGGATATAACCATGGCAACTCCCGTCACCTACGGAGATATCACTCCCCGTACCGCTGCCTACGTCGTAAAGGATCTGCTCAAGCGTGCCATGCCGTACATGGTGCTGGAGAAATTCGGGCAGCAGTATCCCATTCCGCAGAACAACACCAAGAGCGCGAAGTTCCGTCGCTACTTCCTTGTCGGTGCCACCGGCTCGGCGGGCGCGGGCACGGTAGGTCAACCGTACTTCGTGCCGATTGCGATCACGCCACTGGTCGAAGGCATCACGCCATCCGGCTCCCGGCTGACGTACGTCGACTACACGGTCCAACTGAATCAGTATGGTGACTTCATCACCATCACCGATGTGGTGGAAGACACCCACGAAGACCCGGTGCTGCAGGAAGCCACCACGATCATGGCAGAGCAGGCGTCGCTGACCATCGAGACGGTGCGCTACAACATCCTGAAGGCGGGCACCAACGTCTTCTACGCGGGTGGTGTGGTTGGTCGCAGCACGGTTGTCACTCCGATGACGTTGGCGCTGCAGCGGCAGATCACCACGGCGCTGAATCGGCAGAATGCGAAGTTCATCACGTCGGTGCTGAAGTCGACACCGGACTATCGGACGGAGCCAATCGAGGCCGCGTACATCGCGCTGATCCATCCGGACTGCGAGACCGATGTCCGCACCATGACCGGTTTCATCAGCACCAAGCAGTACGGCACGACCACGCCATGGGAGAACGAAATCGGCTCGGTCGAGCGTGTGCGTTACCTTACCTCCACAGTGTTCGCGCCGTTCCCCGACGCGGGTGGTGCCAAGGGTCTGATGCGTTCCACCAGCGGCACGCTGGCGGATGTGTACCCGATCCTGATCATCGCTCGCGATGCGTACGGCATCGTGCCGTTGCGCGGCAAGGATTCGCTGACGCCGATGGTGGTCAATCCGAAACCGGCGGCTGGTGACCCACTGGGTCAGCGTGGTACGGTGGGCTGGAAAGCGTGGCAGTCGGCGGTCATCCTGCAAGACGCCTTCTTCATCCGCTGCGAAGTCGCGGCGACGGCGTAAGGAGTCGTCATGACTACCAAACACGATCAAGTGATCAAGGACGAGGCCGACGCCGAAAAGCGGCACAAGGCCGAGAAGGAAGTGCCAGTCGAGAAGGTCAAGCGTCCGATGATGTTCGACCTGTCGCCGCTGGCTGCCGATGCGCCGATGCCTGCAGGTACGGTGGCGGTGCAAGCATCGATGATGGACCCGGAGACCAAGAAGGTCATCGAGCAACTGATTGTCGAGATCAGGAAGCAGGTATCGGGAGGTGGCGGCGGGAGCGGTGGTGGTACTGCCACCGATCTCAGTTCAGTGGTTACCGATCTGAACTCGCTGCGTGACGCGATCATGCTGACCAACGCCTCGCTCGACGCCGATACCGGCGTGGCTACCACCACGTACGCCGAGAACGGCGATCCACCCCCAATTACCACTGTCGCTTGAAGGAGATGACAACATGGCACTGACTACCAATACACAAACGCAGGCCGCAGGCGTTCTCAACTACGCCACTGGCTACGTCGTGACCGATGCGGCAGCGGCGGTGAATACCACCTTCGTGGTGGGCTTCACTCCCCGTTCCATCCGGGTGTACAACGTCACGGATGGCATCAGCGACGAGTGGTTCGCCGGTATGGCCAATGGCTCGGCACTGCATACCGTCGCTGCAGGTACTCGCACGCTGGCAGCATCGCCGACCGGTATCACGGTTGGTACGGCAGCCGGTGGTGATGCTGGCAGTTTCACAATTCCGGCGGCGCTGATCCCGGCGTCGAAGACGCTGATCTGGGAAGCCCAAGGTTAGGAGAGGATGATCATGAATCTCAATTCTGCAGTAACGTATGTCCGGTCCCTGCCGATGGTTCCCGACGAGCAGGCTTACATCATCATGCTCATGACGCAGGCTGAAGCGCGACGGCCACCTCCGGAAGATCCGGAGGTGTTGAAGGCGCGGGCGGCTGCGGCGGCTTCCGCAACGGCACAGGCAAAAGCTGCAGCCAGTGCGGAAGTGGCAAAGCAGGCCGCTGCAGACGTGCAGAAGGCGCAGGATGACAAGGAAGCTACCGAAGCCGGGGTGAAGGCCGCGCATGATGCCAAGGCTGCAGCCGACAAGGTTGCAGCGGAAGACAAGGCGGCTGCGGCCAAGGTTGCGCATGAGGCCAAGGCTGCGGCCGACAAGGTTGCGGCGCAGGACAAGAAGGCAGCGGAAACGGTGGGTTGATGGTGCGCGTTATAACGGGGGGCGGCGGGCAACTCCTCCGCACCGTATAAGACCCTCCGTCTTTTTGGAGTGCATCATGAGTGAATGCATTGTCCGTATCGAGCGGTTGCAGAACGGCTACGAAGTCGAAGTGATCGATGAAAAGATCCAAGACGAGAACATGAAGCCAAGGGCTGCATGGAAAGATCCGTGGAAGGGCTATGCATTCACCGATGTCAAGGAAGTGGTGGCATTCCTGACCAAGCATCTCGACAGTCTGCCAGTCGAAAAAGACGACTACGCAACATCATTCAACAAAGCAACAGCAGAAGACAAGGATTGACAATGAGTGCAATGGCAAATGCATTTGCCGATAACATCGGTGATGACACGGTATTGCCCATGGGCGTGGTGCCGGGGCAACTGATCGACAAACCCCCGGAAGTCGTCAATGAGCCGCCACCGTACACCGGGCCGCGTGCCTGCATTGTGCTGGAAGACAACGAAAACATCCCGCCGACCGGTCTGTTCATCGGTCACAATGGCCGGGGCTTCATCCTGCGCAGTGGCGAGAAGGCGATGGTGCCGGAAGAATTGCTGAACGTGCTGAACGACGCCGTGTGGTCAGCGCCCATCGTGGACGAGGCCACCCGGCAGATCATCGGCTATCGCAAGCGGCTGCGCTTTCCCTATCGTTTCGCTGATCCCAACGAGCCATGAAACGTGGACATCGAAGAGTGTCTGGACGAATTGCAGGGGGCGCTGCTCCGTGACATAAGCAGTCAGATCGCGGGTGATCCCGACGACTTCTGGCCCAAGCCCCGGCTGCTGCGCTACATCAACGAGGCGCAGCGCCGGTTCGCCCGCCGTGCCCTGTGCATCCGCGACGACAGCACGCCTGCCGTGGCCAAGGTGGCGCTGGTGCCCGGTCAGGTGCTGTACACGCTGCATCCCTCAGTGCTGCGGGTGTTGAGCGCACGTCATCAGGACGCAGTGCAGGATATGGTGCGGATGACCCATCCCAACACCTATGCCCGCCTGAACATCTACACTGATCATGTGGCATCCGGATTCACTGGTGGCTTCAATGTCAATACCATGATCAGCACCGCTACCGCACCTTCTGAATACTCCACCGATGAGAGTGTGAAGGTGGATGATAAGTACCAGATTCAGTTACTGGTGCGGGCTACACCCAGTGCAGATCAGGCTGGCAAGTTCATTTACCTGCGCACGATACGTCTGCCGTTGATGACGTTGGCACTGGACGATGCATCGGATGAGTCGCAGTCGCCAGAGGAAGCGACGGCCGGGGTGACCCAGCAACTGGAGATCCCCGAAGACTGGGCGCTGGACATGCTGGAGTGGGCAGCTTTCCGCGCATGGCGCACCTACGATGCCGAAGACGACAATGGCCGGGAGTGGGCCACGAAGAAGGCCAACTCGCACAGCGAGCGGTTCGAAGCGGCGGTGCGCGAGTGTCGACGGGAGATCGAAGACAAGATGCTGCAGCCGCTGAAGTGGGGCTTCGGGCAGGGCGCGTTCGGCGCGTACATCAAGAATTGAGGCAGTCATGGCAAAGTCACTCGATCCCACCAACACCGAATGGAATGCTTCTTTAATCAATAACAGGGGTTATCCGCAATTGCCAAGTCCGGTTACTGCTGCACCTGCTGCACCAGCACAACCAACTGCACCTGCAGCACCGTTGGTAGGGTCACCTTATGGCTTCTCATTGGATCAGATGAGAAATGCGGCGAAGACGACCGGACAGACATCTCCTGTCATGGGGCCGAGTGCATTGGACGCACGTACATCGAACCCTACTGGGGATATGTATGGCACTACTCCCACGGTAGACGTGACAGGACCAACACCCACTAACGCACAGTGGAACAACGCAGTGCCGGGAATGGAGTCGCCGGGACAGGCCGATCAGGACATTATCAACAAGAAGTCGCCTGTGTACAGTGCAGGTTATAGCAATAAACCAGCCGGTGGTGGCTGGTGGTCAGGTCCGGATGGTGTCAAGCATATGGTGCCTGCCACTCGTGACTCACAGGCTACGTTTACCAATCCGGATGGTACGACGCAGGGGTACTACCGGCAGTCGGACATGCCCTCGCCGCTCACCGGGCAGCGTGGGTCGGTGTCGAGCATTTCGTCGGCGGCCATGTCGGGACTGTCGCCTGAGACCAGTCGCGCCTTGAGCGCGGCGCGGGCGGCAGCGGCCGACCGGGGTGACTTCGAAGCGGTCAGCAACTCCTACGGCGGCAACTTCGCCGGGGGTCAGTTCCGGCCACAGGCACCGACTCTCCAGAGTCCGCTGCAGGATCAGATGAGTGCAGTGCGCGAGCAGTTGAATCAGGTGTCCAATGACACGTCGATGACCGGGCGCATGCGCGAGCGTGAGCTATCCGCCCGCATGCTGGAACTGGGCAAGCTGGAGCATGACTACGCAGGCACCAACATTCAGCAAGGCCAGCTTGGCGTACAGCAAGGCCAGCTTGGCGTGCAGCAGGCCATGGTACCCATCCACCAGATGTCGGCAGAGGCGCAACAGTCACAAGCCAATACGTCTTTCATGGCTCATTTGCCTGAAGCAGAGAAACAGTCGTTTATAAACGATATGATAAGACGTAAAGACATAAAGGGTTTGACAGCATTAGCACAAGCTCAGGCAGGCAAGACAGGCGAAACTTTGACACCGGGAGCAATACATTTGCCTACCAGTGTATTGAATCAAATAGCTGTTGCGCCGTTCATGCAAGGCATGCCGCAAGGAACACCATCATTGTATCCGTCGTTACCTTCGATTCCACCAAAACCAACTACCCGGTGACATAGTGTGGCTGATCCTGTCTTTCCCGGTTTACCGTTTCCAAAGGTTGCACCGGCCCTAGATCCCCGCATTGCCGCGTATGTTCAGAGTGCGCGGATGCATTGGGGTATGCCAGAGCCGCAGGAAGCCGCGCCTGCGCCGCCACCGCCACCTCCCGAGAAGCAGGGGTTCCTGACTGACGTTGGCCACGGCTTCGCCCGTGGCGCGGCAGTGGCACTGCCTGAGATGGCAGGGCAGGCGTTGAAGGCGTTCGGTGCGGATGAACTGGGCAAGTCGCTGGTGGAGGGTGCCCGCGCCCGCGAGCATGACCCGCTGTACCAAGTCAATCAGGGCGGTTGGGGTGAGGCGGCATCGAGCGTAGTGCCCGCACTGGCAGCGGCAGGTACTGCCCTTATCCCCGGTGTTGGTGAGATCGCAGGCCCAGCGATAGCTGGTGGCTTGCTGTTTGGCGGATCGCAGTACACCGAGACGCGGGAGAAGGGTGGCAGTGTCGGACAGGGGCTGGCTGCGGGGGCCATACAGGGCGTAGGGCAGGCTGCCATGTCGGCGGTAGGGGGTAAGCTGCTGACCGGTGCCACCAGCATGTTCAGGAAGCCTGCAGCGCAGGCGCTGATGGATGATTACGTCGCACCGCCGTTGCTGGGGGTGGGACGCACGTTGGCTAATACCCTCAAGGCTGGGGCGATACAGGTGCCGGTGCAGGCTGCTGCGGCGGGTGGTGTGGCAGGCGTCGAGTCTGGGCTGCCGAATACGCCGGGTATGGGCGAAGCGGCTTTGGGGTCAGTTGGTCCGACGCTGAAGATGACAGCGTTGATGGCACCGTTCGGTCTGGCAGGTACTGCCTACAACAATGCACAGAAGCGGGCAGTCGGTGCGACTACTGCCAATCCCATTGATCCTGCCAAGTTGAATGAAGGATCTATCAAGGACCGGCTGAAAGCATCAAGAATAATAGCCAGTGACATGAAGTCCAGTGATCCGGATGCTGCCGCTGCATGGCATCAGCAAGCGATGCTGGCCATTGCCGCCAACAAGCCAGTCGAGATGAAGGTTGGTTGGAACTTCGATCCCTTGGCATTGTATACAGAACAACCACCTGCCACGCCGCAGGGGCCGCAGCAGTTGGCATTGCCACCACCTACCAGAGAGCTATACGACGAGACGCAGCGTGGTGCCACTGCTGGCATGAATGAAGAACAACGACAGGCACAGCAACGGTTTGAAGAAGCGACTGCAGCACACTATGCTGAACGTGATGCATTTGCGGCAGATCAGAAACGGCAGTGGGATGAGTATGAAGCGAAGGTAACTGGCAAGTCACCCCTTCCTGAGATATTGACTCCGGAAGAAGTAACCGGCAAGCAGTTGCCCGGTGAGATCGTTACCAGTGCGGAAGTGACTGCCAATTTGGCACGGGAACAGCGGGATGCTGCTGCGCGGGCCGAGGCGGGGGTTACCACGACACAGGAAGCACAGGCATTGGCAGCACGCCGTGAAGCACAGAGGGCAGCAGAAGAAGCAGGCAGGCCGCTACCGACAATCGAGGGACCGCCAGAACAGAAGGTGGTGGAGTCAGACAAGACATTACCGAAACTTGATGCAGAACTGACACGACGTGAGGAGCCACTGCCGCAGTTGCCACTGCAACGTGAGGAGCCGCTGCCGCATGTGCTGACTGCCGGAACGGCGAAGGAAGAACAGCGGGTACGTGAGGAGCAGTTGGCACGGCAGCAGGAAGACCAGCGGATTCTGGAATCGAATGCGGCAGCCAAGCTGACACCTACGGAGCAGCGTGATTTCCTGCGCTCGCTGGAGAACGATAAGCCAGCACGCGACCGTGCTGCGGAGATGTCCGAAGATGAGATGCGGGCACGGCTGAAGGCGTATGCAGAGCAGGAAGAAGCCGCGCTGGCGAAGATCACCAAGGATGCACCGGAGGTCATCTACGACGAGCAGGGCACAGCAATCTGGAAGGCCACCAAAGAAGATCGTACCAAGTGGGTATTGAATGCGCTGGGTGGCAAGACACCCAAGGCGTTGCGGGAGAGTCTGGTCGATCTGGGACCGGCTGAACTCGCAGCGCGGCTCAAGGCACAGTGGGAAGCACGCGGTGGCGAGTCGCCCAATGCGCCTGCCTACATGTCCAAGCTGGACGCCATGTACAAGAGCATCACTGGCGAAGACATCCGTGGCAAGCCTGTGGAGAAGCCAGCGGCTGAGATACCTGCTGGTGAAGTTGCGCCACCACCTACCGGCAAGGAAGCAGCCCCTGAAGTGCCTGCCGGGGCGAAGGTGGAGGGACTGACTGAACCACGTACGGAACAGCACCAGAAAGCATTCGATTCATTGACGCCTGATCAGCAGAAATATGTCGACTCATTGCCTGTAGATCAACAACAAAAATTATTGAGTGGCGTTGCAAATACTGCAGACATCAAGACTGCTGAAGCAGCACCGAAAGAACCACCTATTGTGCAGTTTCGCAAGGATGCTGCAGCTATAGCGGCTGACCTACCAGCAGTACCAGAAGGGCATGTACGTCTGTGGCGTGGTAATCGTCCAGATGAAGTTGGTAAAGCTACAACATTCACCAATGATCTTCCGGGGATTGCACTGCCATTTCACAAATCGTATGGAGGAAAACTTTCCTACGTAGATGTACCTGCTGCCGATTCGGCGAAGTATGAACAGAAGGTAGCTGTGGCCCCCGGTGCGGAATTCAATGTGCCTGCAGAAGTTGCAGCAAAGGCGCGTGTCTACGAATCGAAGGAAGAAATTAAGGCAGCCGCCGAAACACAAGCGGTGGTGGACCACGGTGCTACTGTGATGGGGGTGACAAAAGAACAGGGAGCCAAGGCTGCCAAGGCGTTGGCAAATGAAAAGGTTGCTGAAGATAGCTTCAATGCCAAGATAGAAGCCGTTGATGTTGCTGTTGCTAATAAGACCATGACAGAGGAACAGGGGGCCGATGCCTATGCGAAGATCATGGCCGACTCCATGGCAGAGAAGACCAACAATGACACTCAAGGCCGGGGCATCGCTGGCTTCAGTGACGAACAGCTAGGCAAGGTGGTTGGCAAGACGGCAGAGGTGACCAAGGCGCTGAACCATATCGCCACCACGCACAAGGATGCGGCGACGCGGGAGATGGCGGCGTTGTTCGGCAAGCAGTTGCCGTCGGCGACGATCAAGGTCATCGAGAATGCGGACTTCGATGGGGCACGGTACCGGCCGCGCACCAACACCATCGAGGTTGGCCGGGGTGGCATGAACACCCTGACTCTCATGCACGAGACCACGCATGCGCTGACGCATGCCGCATTGGATCGTGCGCTGGCTGCTGAACTGAAGGACAGCAAGACGCTGACGCCCAGTGAGCAGGCAGAGGTGGGTGCGCTGAAGTCTGTGCGTGAGGTGATGGACGAGTTCTACAAGAAGTACAACAAGAACGATCCGTCGCATGTACTGGCGTTGAGCAGCCCGCACGAGTTCGTATCCGAGGGATTGAACAATCCGACCATCCGTGCGGCGCTGGGCGACAAGGGGTGGAAGAAATTTGCCAATTCGCTGTTGCAGGCGTTGCACATCGACTTCAGGTTTGAGACGCAGTTCAACAAGCTGCTGGATGCATCGAAGGCGTTGTTCGGTGATCCCAACCGCAACTCGACGGAGGTGTTCAACAATGCACTGGTGGACCGCTATCCCAACAGTCCGCTGGGTGCGTTTGGGCGGCTGTCCAGTTTCCTCAACAGCATCCCCGGCGTGTCCACCGCACTGAGTGGTGCGAGCGACAGGTTCACGAAACACAGCATCGACAGCCTGAGTCCACGACAGGCGTTCAATATGCACGGCTGGTTCACCCTGCACGATCACGAGCGTCGGATGGAGATGATGCGCAAGGACGTGTGGAACAGGTTCCCTGCTGCCGGTCCTGCCGTCGACAAGGTGAACCAGTGGTTCACCAGTTTCCGTCAGGTTGCCGAGGGCCGTTCGTCGGATAGTCACAAGTTGCTGAACGATCCCGGTGGTACGCAGGAACATGGCCAGCGCATGATGGCGATGGACAAGCTCAGTCCCAAGGGCATGGAGATCATGGGTGAGATGGCGCGTGATGCCGTGGCTACCGGTGCCCATCCCAAGTACAAGACACTGGCTGATGCGCAGAAGGAGAATCCGACGCTGACACAGGCGCAGTTCGATCACCCTGCAGCGGTGCGGGCACGGGCCAAGTACGAGCAACTGACGCAGATATCGAAGGCGATGGAGGGCCGTGGCGCGACGGACACGCCGCTCAAGGTCTACGAGGCAGGATTGGTGAAGAACCAGTTGATGAATGCCCAGCGCCACGCCCAGATGCTGTGGGGCGAGGTCAAGGGCGATGGCTTTCCATCCGAGGCAGGACTCGACTTTGCCGCGCATCTGCGCAATGCGGATCGCACGCCGATTCCAGTGGAGCAACAACTGTCTCGTTTGCAGAAGGCCATCAATGGCGTGATGAAGGAGTCGAAGGCGGATGTGCAGCGGGCAGAGAATGCGGCGGTAGCTGAACCGGATGCACAGAAGGCAATAGCCAAGGCAGTGGCTAAAGCGGAGAAGGCCAATGGCAAGCCCTTTACTGCTGCAGAACGTACTGCTGCGACTACCGAAGCAACTAACAAGACAAAGGAAGGTTTGGCGTTGGCAGAGAAGATGCGCCACGATACGATGGAAGGCATGCAGGCCGCGTACGAACAGCAGAGCAAGCTGCCGTATTACCACCGTGGGCGCGAGGGCACGCACTTCATCGTGTTCGATGTCAAGGGCGGCGAAGAGGAATGGAACCGGGTGGGCAAGGTGGTCGACGGGATGAACCGCGACTGGCGCGAGATGCTGCCCGACGGTTCGCGCCGGGTGTACATGAAGTTCACCGATCAGCTTTCCCACACCGAGGCGGTCTCCAAGCTTGCCGGATTGAGTGATCTGTTCGAACCGGATTCGTACGGGGCTGGACTCATTGGCGAACGCAACAAGTTTGCAGCGGGGGCCACGCCCGCATTCATCCGCTCTGCCGAGAGGCGCATCGATGGTCTGGAGAAGGCGACCGATGCCGCCAAGGACCAGATGAAGCAGGCGTTGCATGACCTGTACATCGGCCAGCAGCCAGAGACTTCACCACTCAAGAACAGGATGATGGCTGACAACACCAATGGTGCCAGCCGCGACACTACCAAGATGTACATGAACAACATGGAGATGTCCAATCGCGCCTTGGTGAATGCGCGGTCGGCGATGAGGTTCGCCGATGTGTCGACCAATCTGGATGCGGCAATGACCGAATTGCGTGCCGTGCCGGGTGCGGACATCAACGACATCCGTACGCAGATTGGGGGCTACGTCAACGAGTTGTACAAGAAGCAGGCAGACATGCAGCAGCCGCTGGAGTACAGCCAGACGATTGCCGCGATGCGTGCGGCCACCGGGTTCTGGCGACTGGGACTGTCGCCCATGTACATGCTGACTGTTGGCTTGCAGCCTGCACAGGTCACGCTGCCTACGCTGGGTGCCAAGTACGGGTATGCCGATGCGGCAATGTCGATGGGACGCAACACCGCGCTGGCGTGGGGGATGCTCAAGTCGGCGATGACGACCGGTTGGATGTCGAGCAAGGGCGACTCGTTGTTCAACAGGCTGGCGAAGACATCGGACATCACGCTGGAAGCGTCGAAGCTGCGCAACAAGGACGGGACGCCAGTGCTGAGTGAGCGGCAACTGGACCTGATGGATCACCTGATGGACACCGGGCTGATCAACTTCGGCATCACGCAGCAGATGCTGCGCATGGACCCCAACGACAAGAGCATCGGCGCACGGGCTGCACGCATTGCACAGACCATACCGCACTACATCGAGATGTCCAACCGGATCGTCTCTGCCTTGTCCGGTTATGAGTTGCACTACAACAAGCTCGCGGCGGGCAAGGACTTGTCCCCGGCGGAAATGAACAGGATTCACGAAGAGGCGAAGCGTGAGGCCATCACCACCATCCGCGAGTCCGATGGTGATCATTCGCAGGTGAACGTGGCGCGGCAACTGGGGCAGCGCGGCATACTCAAGCAGACTACGCCACTGGTGGTGGGCTTCGGCCAGTGGAGCATCCAGATGAGCGAGTTCCTTGCGCGGCAGTTCCAGCGTTCGATCAGCGCCAAGTCCACCAAGGAAGAGCGGATCGAGAGCCTGAAGATCATGGGTGGTGTTTCGGCCATGACTGGGGCGATGGCCGGTGCGCTTGGCTTGCCGTTCATGAACGTGGCGACGGGTGTCTACAACGCCGTGATGCAGATACTCCAAGACGAAGGGGAGACGCCGCCCAATGCCGAGGAGATGTTCCGCCATGGTGTGCGCAGCCTGTTGTCCACAGTATCGGACGACAAGGAAAGCGTGAACAAGATGGAGGAGATCTTCTCACGCGGGCTGCCACGGGCCGCTGGCTTCGACATGAGCAGCCGTGCGGGCTTTCAGGATCTGCTGCCGTTCACCGGGCTGCTGACCAACCGGGCCAGAATCTCCGACCGTCTCAAGGACGGCTCGTTCGATTTCATGGGACCGGCATTCGGCGCTGCTGCTGGCGTGGTTACCGGGCTGCAGGCGTACAAGGATGGTGATTACGTCAAGGGTAACAACGAAGCACTGCCGGTGTTCGCCCGCAATATCGCCAAGGCCATGCGCATGTCGCAGTATGGCTATGAGACCACAGGCAGCAACAACCAGATTCCTATCCCGGTTACCAACTGGGATACCTTCATGCAGGGGATGGGTGCAACGTCGGGTGTCAAGGCCGAGTACAACGAACAGGCGTATGCGCAACAGGTCAACCAGAAGATCCTGATGGACCGGCATCAGGTGGTCATGAACGAGATCCTGCGCAATGCGGAGCATGGCGATTATCAGGCGATGCAGCAGTCGATGACGCGCAGCATCCAGTTCGGTTTGCAGCAGCCGCAGTTCCGCCAGTTCGACGTGCCCGGTGCCATGGTCGGACGGGCCATGCAGCGGGCCATCGGCGGCATGCCGGATGTCGGCGGCTTGCTGTTGAACAAGTCCCAGTTGCCGTACTACATGATGCGGCAGGGCATGATCCCGCCACCACAACAGGTGCAATGATATGGCCGACATGAAGTTGACGTGGAAGCTGGGCATGGACGTGGTGTCCGACAAGAACATGCTGCCTGACGGCGCGGTGATGGATGCGGTCAACATCGACATCGACCGCACCGGGGGCATCAACCGGCGCATGGGTGCGCAGCGGGTGTACAGCGGCGTAGGCGTGCACGATCTGTGGACCAGCGAGATCCGGGGCGAGAGCTACGGCGTGGTCAACGGCTGGCTGTGCCGGGTGCAGATGCCGTGGGTGGTGACCCAGTTGCGGCAGTTGCTGCAGGATGCCCCTGTCTCGTTCACGGATCTCAACGGTGACGTGCTGTGCAGTTCTCGCTACGAAGTTCTGGTGATCGCACCGGACTTCACTGTACGGCGTTTGGGGCTGGAAAAGCCGTCGCTGACGGGGGTGTACCCAGTTGATGCCGGTGGACTCGCTGCAGGCCGCTACGGCGTGGCTGTGGCCTATCTCCGGGGGGATGAGGAGGGACCACTGTCTCGGGCAGTGTTCACCTACATCCCAGAGGGGGATGGCCTGAGTGTCCCCCTGCCTGTCCCTAACGAGTCACTGCCAACCAAGGTCAGAGTCTACCGGACAGCGGCCAACGGTGATGTGCTGCACAGGATGGCCGACGCCCCGGTTGGGGCCGCGCCAGTGTTCCTTGGCGTGGGCACGCTGGGGCGGCAGGCGCAGAACCAGTTCACCGACCGCATGATCTCCGGGGATTTCGTGCGCTACTGGCGCGGCATGCTGTGGACCGTGCGCGGCAACTTCGCCTTCCACTCAGAGCCGATGTGGTACGGGGTCTACGATCCCCGTTTCAATTTCGTGCAGGTGCCGCACGCGATCCGCATGTTCGAACCGGTGGAGGGCGGCATCTTCATCGGTACCAAGGCAGGTGTATTCTTCCTGAAGGGCAAGACACCACAGGAGTTTGAACTGGTGAATTTGGGTGGAGCAGCACCTCTCAGGGGCACATCGAAAAGGATTCCGTCGTCACTGCTGGGTGACAAGGTGGGTGATGCCGGTGAGTATGTGGTGGTGTGGTTGTCTAGTGTCGGGTTCGTGATTGGCACTGACGATGGCCACATCATTGAAGAGCAGCGTCGTCGTATCGTGCTGGATGGTACCGAGGGCGCAGTGGCAGTCGACAACCGCAGGATCGTTGCAGTCGTTTCCAACTAATCGAGGAGCATCATGAACATCATCAAGTACGGCAAGGCAATCGCTGCGGCACTGCGCAACGAGCGGTACAAACTGTCCGACGGCGGCGTCCTGCTGTTCAACGACAGCCTGCGGCTGCAGGGTGTGGGCGAGTATCTGGAGGGGGTCAATGGCCGCGACTGGCGCGTGCACCGCAACCTGCTGGTCGACCAAGGGCTGATCTTCGACCTGAACGTGACCTTCGGCAACCTCGCCAAGATCACCACATGGTATCTGGCCCCGTTCTCCGGAGCCGCCACGCCAGCCAACACATGGACGGCTGCCAACTTCACCGCCAACGCATCGGAGATCGTGTCCGGTACCGAGGGTTATGCCGAGACGACGCGGGTGGCGGTGGCCTTCGTCAACGCGGCAGCGGCAACGCAGATCGACAACTATGCGGCCAAGTCGGTGTTCACCATCGTCACCGCGTCGTCGCTGTCGGTGACCGGCATCGGCCTGTTGTCGCTGTCGACCAAGGGCGGCACCACCGGCACCCTGATGAGCGCCACCAAGTTCGGCACCACTCGCGTGCTGCAGAACGCCGACGTGTGGAACGTCGGCTACAGGGTGGTGCTGGCGAGTAGCTGATGCGCGTCGCTTTCTCGGGTAACGTCGAGGAAGCAAGGGCATTGTTGGGGAAGGCGCAGCAGGAGCTATTCCGGCTCAAGCAGCGTATGACCCTGCGTGGTGACGCGCAGGGTTCTTTCCACATGCAGCTTTCTCCCCTCGCATCGGTCAGCATGCAGGTGCTGCCCAATGGCATCGAGCAGATCTTCATCGATGTGCGTCCGGTCCCAGCCCCGGCAGGAGGAGAGCCGCCCCCTGTTGTCGAACAATATCCTAGCCCCTATTTCGAGTTCTTCACGTCTGGCAAGCCGGTCATGACGCAGACTATATCGCAGGGCAATGTAACTGCCAGTAATGTCTACAAGGCAGCAGTGGTCAGCGTGTTCTTCGATGGCAAGAAAGTTGGTGCAGAGATACTGGGCGGGGCGAGGATGGAAAACACCGCCGAAAAATCGTATCTGGAACGTGCGCACCAGATCAACTTGGGTGATGAACCGGTTGTAGCAAGGTCATTTCCAAAGGTACTTGAGGATGGCAAGTTGGAACGTACCAAGCAGTTCGGTGAATACAAGAAGATTCTGTACGAGTCGTGGTCGCCGGGACATGCATTCACTGGTGTATTCACTCGTGGTTACAACACGGCAGGTAACGGATTTGCCATTTATGACACACGTGGATCATTCGACGTAGAGACGGTGCGTGACGTTGGCTTCGACGTGCCGTGGGTCGACAGTGAGGGGGTGGCTCCGGTACGCACTGTATTCATCCAGAACGATGCGGATTGGCCGCGTGCGTCAGGTGTGCAGATCGTCAAGAGCAAGTTTGGTGATCGTGAGTTCGCTCTGTACTTCGATGCCTTCGATCAGGTGTCGGTGTTCCCTACGTCGGCCATCGAGCCGCTGCATCAAGATCCATACGAGCAGAACGTGCCGGTGGATCATGTGATCACACGGAAGATTCCACTGCCGGGATGGGTGTTCCAGAAGTCGATGAAGTTCAGGGATTTCTACAACATCTCTGGCGGTGACATTGGCACGACTGACTTTCCGGAACTGGACTGGAAGATGCATCCGGATGGCACCAAGGCGTGTTCGGTCGTCATCGAGCGGCAGGCAGCGATTTTCGATGATGCGTACTTTACCGACAATGTAGGAACCAATCCGCAGGATGCGGCAGGGTTCAAGACATGGTGTGATGAACACACCGGGTTTGCTGCGCGGCATCAGATGGTTATCGATCCCGACCATTTGCCGCAACGTTATCTCATGGGTGTGGGGTTATTGGAGATCACACTCGACATAGCTATTGTCGGGCCGGATACCAAGAATTTCACTTTCGGTATTACGGTCACCGAAGTGAGGCGACCGATTACCAGTCCTTACTGCCCCATCGTGGCGGGTTATGTCTGGTATGACATCGAGGCCAAACAGGAGGAGGGTGCGACGGAGAAGACGTACATAGCGGATCGTGGGGACTTCATCTCGTTGGACATCGAGCGGTATTACCATCCCACGCTGGGTGGACGGGGCAGCTTCTATTCGTTGAAGAACCTGACCAAGAAGACCGAGATGTTCACGACCACCGCGTACACGCTGATTGATTACGATCTGCCCACCGCATCGTTTGTATTTGGTTTTGAGAATAATGAGGATGTGAAACGTACTATAAAACCACGGTTTGATGTTACTGGAAATGCTCCACCACATGAACGTACATTCACCATTACTCACCAATGTGCATTGATATATATCTTCGGTAAGCTTAATATATTACTATTTCCAGATACTCTCCCACAAGCACAGCGTGACATCTTCATTGCTAATTCAACGCTAGACATTCGTAAACAGGTTGGCGCACCTAACAGTGGTTGGGTGTACATGCCGATGAATGACATGCGTGACTGGCACAATGATCCGGAGTTGATGAACCTGCGCCTGTGGTATTCCATCTGGTACAACTGGAAGACCGGGGCACCGCAGGACATCCATGACATTCCGCCGGAACTGAATAACTGGTGGGCATTGGGGATGCTGGTGTATTTTGTGCCCACGATGCTGTTGCAGATGACAGTGCCGCGTTTCGGCTGGTTCATCTACGACGACGAGATCGTGAACCGGTTGCAGGTCAGCCCACGGTCAGTGTTCTTCGTGCATCCATCGGGGACGTGGGCATTCTTCGATCAGCACCGGGTCTACAATTCGTACGGCATGGACTGGGAGGTAGGGCCGAATGCCTACGACGATACGCTGACACCGGCCATCAGTGACATGGTGCTGGAACACATGGTTTACGATTTTGTCCATCTGGAGCAAGAGCATGGTTCTGTCGACACCTCCTTTACAGCCCTGTATACCCAAGCCGTTACAACCGGAAAGGCGGCTGGCACTCTCAAGGAAGAGTTCCAGCCTGTCAGTCGAACAGATCTCAAGATTAAGTTCACTAAAGAAAGAGTTGCTGGCTCGGGCGGCATCGAATGGCTTCAGTTGAAATGTGACTGGTATCCAAATCCGCCGTTTTATTATTACGAGTTCGGATATCAGGGTGGGTCAGGGCAGCACGGTTACATGGTCGATGCCGGTGGCTTGATGGACATGACGCTAGGCTGCGTCGCCTATACCGGCCCGATTTACGGTACGCCGATCTTCCATCCGATCTTGCGCAACACCCCAGTCACCTTTTCTTCTTGCGTGATGGTGACCAACAATGGCTGATTTCTTTGACAACTTCACGGTAGGTACTGGCACGCTATCCGGGCGTACCACAACTAGTGGCGGTACGTGGATACTCGATCAGCCTACCGCATGGGAAGGGCAGACGCCATCAGCACCGCTGACTGACCTGACGTTGGCTGCCGAGGGGATGCAGCAGACTTCAGCAGGATGGCAGGCTCGTGGCTATGTCGGGTTGAAGCCCAGTCAGCAGCCGACAGGGTTTCCGTATGCCGCAGAGTTGAAGTTCATCGCCTTCAATCGTAATATTGACTGGTCGTTCTGGACCCGATTCGCCATAACCACTCTGGAAGGAGTCGGTGCCAATTCATGGATGGGTGCACGGGTATTGATCCGTGTTAATTACGACTCTGCCTATCCAACTGAACTTCCAGACGTTCCCATCGAGTTGGGTGGTGCTGCGAGTGATGGTAATTTTTATTGGGCAGAAGGAGGTACTGTTTATCCTGACACCGGACCTACGTCTTCGTTTATGGGTGTAGAACATGCAGTCAGGATAGTGTTTTACAGTGACCGAATGGAAGCGTATTACGATGGGATACTAATAGGTACTCTTGATGATTTTAATGCTAAAACAAGATACCAATCCTTAACAGGCAATAGCAAGAACATCAGATGTGAAATTGGGGATTGGGGTAATTACCATACTGATCCTCACGGTCTGCAGTACACCTCGTTTCGCATTTACAACCCCAACGCCGACTGGCTGAAGGCCGAGTTCAACGGCCCCAACACCCTGAACCTGTCCACGTATGTACCGGAAGTCAACACGCTGGTGATTCCACCGTGGCCTGCGGAGGGGAGAGGCAATGAGGGTATTTCAGTTCCTTTGAGCAGTTACCTGCTTACCGGTACCGGACAGGTTTATATCAATCCTGCTTATGACCAGAACATTCAAACTGACATTATGTCGTTGGCACCGGGGTCGCCACCTCCATCCAATGATTACTACCATGAAGTGGAGATCAATCTACCGTCAGTGGCAAGCTTGGGTGATAGCTACAACCATTTATTGTATGTAGGGATTGCCAGCCGAGTAATACCTAGTTCGTATAATCCACCATACAGTGCTAATGCCTTGAACATGATGGTGGATTTTGATGTTTTTAATGGGGGGTGGCGATTCTATGCGGAGATGTGGGATTACCTGTATCTGGGCGAATCAATTGACTACGACGACTGGTGGGATTTTCCGGAATTTGTTCTGGGTGCTAATGCGCAGACAGTGAAGTTGCGGGTGCAAGTGAAGGGACGGATGTGGAACTTCTGGGTGAATGGAGTCCAGCAGGCCAGTCATGGCGTGAAGGATTTTTACTGGACCGGTGCATCGAGCCTCGATAGTGGTACTTGCAAGATGTCCATCAACATGGAGAACTATGGTAGTGGTCCTGTTGGGGTTGGACCACCGGGGATAAGGATCGAAGCCTACCGGGCCGGGGGTATCCTGCTGTTCACACCGCCACCTCCCGGCGCGTTCTGGACCGAATACCAAGCCTGTGCCGAGGTGCTGCCGTGAGTACGGTGCTGGCCGTCAATGCCGACTTCGTTGGTGTCGATGGCACCAAGGTCACCGATTACATCGATCTGCTGGGCAACCACTTTTATGTTCCGTACTATGCGGAGAGTGGATACGTCGACATCAACTACACGTTGTCTGCAGGCAACCTGTCGGGGATCAATCCGCCATACTGGTCGCCGGGTGGTGGTGATGACCGCAATGCTTATGCTAATCTGATCATACCCGGTGCTGATGTAATTGTAGACGCTGCTGTTATTAACAGAGCGCCAGCTATTGGTTCGTTGTGGTTGATTGCTCGTTCAACTACCAAGTATGGAGATTGGTCTGGGCATTCCACACCTAATTTGGCAACCAGAGTATATGCACAGATAGATTTTACATCTAGCAATGCCACTTTATATTTAGTTGACCAAGTGGCGGGGGTTTATGTCAACAGTGTAAATAAACAGATTTCTTCGGTTAATGGTGTCAGTTCAACTTACCTACTTACCATTACAGGTAACGTTGCCAAGCTGACAGTTAACGGAGTCGATCAGTTGACGTTGACGGTCACCGTGCTGGCTGCTGGGTACGCAGGATGGTCCGGTGCTGTTTGGGGTGGCGGCAATTTCCCCGGTGATACACAGTTGATGTATTTCAAAGTTACCTACGAAACTCCCGCTCCGACACCTGTTCCGTTCTGGACTGAATACACGGCTGTTACTGAGGCCGATGCCCTACCGGTGGGGCTGATCCGCGATGCTTCGTCTTTGATTGTTCCTGTGCAAGTGCCGCTGCGGCCCCCACGCGAGCCTGAACTGTCGCCGCTGCTGCGGGCACCGGGGCACCCTGCACGGCTGCTGGTACCTACCCCACCGGTCGAGCGTCAGCGCATCCCCCCACGCATCGTACCGGCCCTGCTGACCCCATCTCCGCGTGTCGTGGTCGAACCATATGTATTAACCGACTTCCTGCTCGACAACTTCAACGGCAGTGGACTGCTGAGTGCCCATACGCCGGATGTGGGTCCGTCGTGGCGGGCGGGTACTGGGACTGCTGCTGATATGGTGGATTTTCAGCAGGCTACTGTATCAGGCGGCAAGGTACTTTACTTTGACAATAGTGGTCTTGGGAATGCTGGTGGCATGTATGCAATTAGTGGCGTGACCCCACCCAGTGTCGATTACTATGTCGAGGGCGTGTTTACAATTCTTGGTGGTCTTGCACATGCCTATTACGCCGATGTCTTTCTACGTGCAATTCAGGGAGGTGTAGATTTTCCATATTGGAGCAAGCAGTATTCATTGGAGGTGCAAGTTAACGATCCGCCGACAGGAAACATGAAGGTCACGCTGTTCGGCTATCAGTCGTATGGCTTTCCGGGGTTCATCAGTCTGGGATCAACCACGATGATCTTCGGTGATCAGACCAGCATCAAGATGCGGTTGGAAGCAGAAGGTACCAATATCCGTGCCTTCATCAATGACGTGAAGATATTCGATGTTGTTAATGCTGCTGTTACTGCGGCTGGTTCGTGTGGATTTTATCTTGTACCCTATACCGAATCAGCGAATTGCAACATTACCAGTTTCAAGGCAGGACCACTTGGGGTTGTTGTACCTCCTGCTTTCTGGACTGAAAATGTAGCTGCAACGGAGATCGACTCATGATCAACAAACTGACCAAAGATCCACCGACCATAGTCATCGACCAGTACGAGCAGCCGTACATACCGGCTATACCACCGACGCCACCAACGGCGGGTGGCTATGGTACGCCGTATACGGTCTGGGTCAACCATCAGGTGTACTACATCATTCCCGGCGGGCTGGATGGGCTGGGTGTGTACCGGCCACCATCATTGGCACCCAATGGTTATGTGCTGGTGCCGGAGACGCGGCAGGATTACTACCCGCCGTCTCCGGGGACACCGGGAGTACCGGCCACTCCCTATTCGCCTGCAGTGACCCACACCGAAGGGGGTGATGGCTGGAACGCCGGGGCGCGGTCCATCGCCTCGATCTCGGCCAACGGCCAGTACAAGTTCTCTGTGCCCAGCGGTGTCGGCGGCGTCATCACCGGCTTTCAGGATGTTAACGTCGATGCCGGGTATGCCAACATCGAGCATGCACTGGAGTTTGCCAGTGGTCTCGTGCGGGTCATCGAGTCGGGGGTGGCTGTCACCAGTGCCGTGCCATATGTCAGCACTGACGTGTTCGCTATGTCACGGATAGGCAAAGCAGTCCGTTACTACCAGAACAGCAAGCAGTTGTACTACTCTGCGAAGCCCAGCATCGGCACCATCTTCATCGACTCGTCGTTGTACAAGTCCGATGACAGCATCATTGATGCATCCATTGCCACGGTTGTTGATAGCGACTTCACTGGCGATGCGGTGGAGTTGGGCACCTTCACTGAACAGATCCTGTTGCCTGAGTTCGTCATCGAACGCGGCAATGCAGTCGACAAGCAGGTACAGACGATTGGCCTCGCCACCGAGATCGCCGCCTTCACCGAATTCTTCCTGCTCGATGAGTCGGTGGTTGAACGGATGACGGCGACGCATTCTCATTCGACAGGCATTACCACCTACGTCGGCAACTCCGTCAACCCCCGTGACCCGACAGGGACAGGCCGGTCGGAGGTGATGACGGCCAAGGACAAGCATCAGGTGCCGGATCTGGTGGTCGAGTTCCAGATGGTGCGGGCCACGTCGTTCGACATCATCAACACCGGCCAGAAGACCAGTACCAATGGCATCCCCGATGGCTATGCGGTGGAGGTGTGCATCACCCGTGATCGTCTCTTCGATGCGGAGATGCTGACTGAACGTGCCACCGGCAGGGACGATCTGTCGGGGGTGGGCAAGACCGACGACGAAGTGCTGGAGGTGTTCTACGCCGACGAGGATGTGAAGGTCGAGCGTGGCTATCTGGTGGTCGAGTCTGCCACCGTCAGTGAAGTCTTCTCCGTAGTCGGCAAGTTGAGCAACGCGGTGGTGGAGTCGGGGCTGGCCAGCAACCTGCTGCTGTCGTCACCGCAGACGTTGGTGGTCAATAACCTCAATGCATCGGTGGTAACGACATCGGCGATGACTGCCGGGTCGGGAGTGGTGGAGACGGCCACGGCATCGGTGGCGCTTGCTGCCACTGCCTTCATCTCCAACACCTATTCGGAACTGGGCATCTTCGACACTGCCTACCAGTTCGCTTTCACCAACAACGCCATCGACAATGGCACTGCAACGGACGCCAACCAGTCCGAATACATTCTCGGCAATAACGTGGTGACAACAGCTACGGCGACGTTGCTGCACGCCTACGGTCAGGAGCAACTGATCGCGGAGTACGGGACCGGAGGTATTTCCCTGAGTGGTAGTGCTGTTACAACGCAACAGCCGCCAGTGATCGAGCATGGCTTCGGGGATGTGGTGGTGCAGGGGGGAGGGATGTGGGGCGCGTGGACGGCGCACTTGGAGACGTTCGCCATGTCGCGCTACACCGGCACGCCGTACCAGTCCATGGCGGTGGTCGACGGGGTGCTGCTGGGGGCGCACGAGGCAGGGGTGTCGCGGCTGGATGCCGACGACGATGAGGGCAAGCCCATCGATGCCTCGATAGTCCATGACTGGACCGACAAGGTGCTGGACCGCACCGGGGAGATGCGCTCCAGCGAGTACGTGAAGCACCCGCGCTTCCTGTACATCGGCGCGGAGACGGCGGGTGTGCTGACCTTCACGCTGGGCTACATCGGGCGTGGGGGCAACGAGGCATTTGCCAAATACCGGGTTCTGACCAAGAATACAGCCACCGCCACCAGCAGGGCTATCCTTGGCCGGGGCATCACCTCACGCTACTTGAAGCCTACGATCAGCAACGAGAACGGATCACAGTTCTTCATCAATGATGCAACGTTGCTGGTAGATCAAACCATACGGAGAACATGATGGCAGACCAACCCCCCGGCTTTGAATACTTCGATGTACCGGCAGCCGTCGTCATCGAGAACATGAACGAGATGAACGACCGGGCCGATGCCGCCATCGCCCAGTGCATGGACGTGATCAAGGTGTTGGGGTCGGTGTCCATGCTGGACCCGATGCCGTCGCCACCCAACATCGAACTGCCTGACATCGACGTGCCGCCAGTGGTGGTGCCGTCGCCACCGAAGCCGCAGATCTTCGGCGTCATCGATCCGTACGATGATCCGGGGATGGATGAGTTCGCGATCACTGGCGACATGACGGTGGATGTGGGCGACGCACCCACGGTGACCTTCAACTTCCCGCAGACGCCGCCTGCCGTCGACACGTCGGGACAACCTACGCATCCGTCTTCGCACCCGGTGACGTATCCCAAGGAGCCATCGTGGACCGAGCCGCCGCTGCCACCGCTGATGACACTGACAGTGCCGGTGTTCAGTGGTATCAAGGAGCCACTGTTCAAAGACTACATCCCCATCTTCTCGGCCACGCCGCCAGCAGGGCTGATGTACACGCCGGGTGAGTACGTCAGCACCCTGCTGGACAAGCTCAAGAACAAGATCTTCACCTTCCTCGATGGCGGCACCGGCATGCCCATCGCCATTCAGGATGCGTTGTTTCAGGCAGCGCGGCAGCGGGAGCAGCAGACCGCACTGGCTGCACAGCAGACGGCGTTCGATACGTGGGCGGGGCGTGGCTTCGGCATGCCGCCGGGGATGCTGGTCGAGGTAGTGGAGTCGGCCTATGAGAAGAGCCGCTTCGCCGAGAACGCGCTGGAGCGCGACATCCTGTCCAAGTCGGCGCAGTGGGAGATCGAGAACCTGCGGCACTACGTGGCGCAGGGGGTGGCGCTGGAGAGCGCCCTGATGCAGATGTGGAACCAGATGGAGCAGCGGACGCTGGACGCAGCCAAGGCGCAGGCCGACATCGAGGTCGAGATCTACAAGCTGGCGGTGTCGCTGTACGAGATGCAGCAGAACGCACGCAAGATCAGTGCGGAGGTATACAAGGCGCAATGGGAGGGAGAGGCTGCCAAGGTGGCGGCGTACAAGGCCCAGATCGACGCCGTGGTGGCGCAGGGGCAGTTGAACGAGCAGTACCTCAAGGTGTACCTTGGCATGTGGGAAGGGATCAAGGCAGAGGCACAGGTGTATGCCACGACCATGCAGGGTTCGCAGATCATGGCCGAGACCAACAAGATTGCTATCGAGGGGTATGGTGCGGATGTGCAGGCGTGGCTGGGGGTACTGAAGGCACGCATGACGCCCATAGAGGTCTACACCGAGACGATGAAGGGCGAGGCCGTCAAGGCCACTGCACTGGAGTCGATGACCAAGGGCTTCGTGGCCACGGTGCAGGCACAGGAGATCGAGGCCAATGTGAAGATGAAGCAGATGGGCCTGCAACTGGAGAGCGTCAACTCATCGGTCAACAAGTATCAGGCGACGCTGAAGTTCATGAGTGATCATATACAGGCACAGCTTGCCAACATCCAAGCACAGGCAGCGGCCTTCAACGCCGACACCGGGCGCTACAAGGAAGAGATCAGCGGCGAGAACCAGACTCGTGCCCTGACCATGCAGACGCAGGAGCAGCGGCTGCGCAACAACATCGAGTATTACGGCACGCAGCTACGCGAGTTCGACGCCCTGCTGGCGCGGCAGATCGAGCGGGTGAAGATCATACTGGAAGCGTCGAAGAGCGCCGGTCAGATCGGCGCGTCGCTGGCTGCCGGGGCGATGTCGGCCATTCATGTGTCGTCGGCCATCAGTGGTCAAGGCAGCGTCGGTGCCCAGAACAACACCTCGATGCAACGGACGATAGCCAGTCAGGTGTCTGCCGGTATTCAGGAGACGTACAGCTTCCAGAATCCGTCGGCGCAGGTGCCGCAGATCCCGATGCCGCAGTTGCCGTGAACATGCATGGAAGAGACGCCGAAAACCGGATTCAATTTTTTACTGATGGTAGAGGCGCTGGTTGCCATTGGTGTCGTCGTGGTTGGTGTACTCTGGTTCGCGGTCAGGTTGGAGAACCGGGTGACGGCTATTGAAACCCGGCTGCAAGAAGAGCAGCAACATCGGGACACTGGCAAGAGGGAAGAGCGCATCGACCGCATGGAGCAGGCACTGCAGGAGCAGGCGCGGATGCTGCAACGTATGGTACCGAATGCTGCGCCTCAAGTGCCTCTTCCGCGAACACCCAGATCCACGCCATGACGTAGGCACCGCCATCCTCCAGTATCACCGTCGCATCGGTATCCACCTCCAGCACCCGTTCCCGGTGTACGGTGCTGGCGGCAAGGATGTAAGCGTCGTGCGGTAGTTTCATTTCGTCACTTTCGTAGGTACGTTGGTTGGTTGTGTCGATGTTACTATAGCCAGCCCGCCGCTGACTTTAACAAGATCCAATTCGATGCAGCGCACCTTGCCTTTGGCGAAGGTGGTGTCTGCACCCAGCACCTTCAGGACATTGTTACGCAGCACCATGCCGTTCTTTTCCATCTCGTGGATGGTCCGGTTGAAGCTGACGCCCTGCTCCACGCAGTAGTCGCGAAAGCTGCTACGACTGACCCAAATCGTCTTAAGGTCGATATCCAGTCGTACGATCAGTTCACCCCGTGGTTCATGGATGATGTCATCGATGTTGCCAGCACCCTTGCTGCCTATGGTCAGAGTGTTGATCAGGTGGGCGTCGAGGAATTCGGCCATGACCTCGCCCGGTTGCGGCAACTGCTCAGTGGTCTGATGACGGATCAGGGGGATCTGGTTGTACATCCACTGCACGTCAGTGGTGACCGGCCATCCTTGCAGGATGCCAAGCTGGTTGCAGATCTCCCCGGCAACGCGGCCACAGGCTGCACCAGCGGTCCAGAACCGTTCCTCCGACTTGGCCCCCACCGCCTTGTCCGCATCGCTCACAGCGTCGCGTACGCGCTTCTGGACGGCATCCCGGTTGGCTACCACGTACTGGATGAAGATGTGACCGGCATGACCATGGTTTTCTCGTATGGAGTTACGAAGGTTGTCACCCTCGGCCTTGGTGATCGCCATGTTGTCAACGAAGTGCCACTGGATCAGGCGCATCATGTGCTGGCTGCCGTCCCGGTGGACCGACGCTATGCGCTCGTAGTCGTCGGTGTTGGCATTGGTCAGCATCATGTTGCTCCACGTTGCGATGTCGCCCCGTATGCCCCCGGTGGCGGTGCTGCGGATCTTGCCCTTGCCCCCGGAGTAGTTGAAGATCAGTTCGGCGATTTCCTTGGGGTCGCGGCCGGTGGTCTCGTCCATCCATACCGGTAGGTTGTTCATGGCATCGGCCCTGACCTCGGCCGCCGCTCGTGTTGACAGGTTACGGTCACCACGGATGACCAGCTTGGATGGATCACCGAAGACCGACGCGCAGACATCGAGCAGGGTGGACTTGCCGGTGCCGGTGACGCCGGTCGCCGAGACGATGGTGGCGATCTGCCCGGTCATCGGGTAGAGGATGGAGCCGAAGTCGCAGTAGACGGTGCTGCGGTAGGCTTCCAGTCCCCCTCGCTTGTAGATGTTGATATCCTGCCGCCATGTGTCGTAGTCACCAGCAGTGACAATACCATTCTCGATTGCCGACTCCAGTGCGTGGCTCATGCTGTGTTCTTCCATATGGCCATCTGGGAAGTATTGATATTTGCCATAGACGAAGCTGTTGTCTGGTCGCCAGCCCAATTTGGAGAATGCCATTTCGCGTGGCAATTCATTTTGCAACTGACGCATGTACGCTGACATTAGTCTGTTCATTTGGGGGATGTATGGTTCATCTATGTACATGCCACGTTTGGACAACGTGGTACGCAACTGGTTGGAGGGAGTGTGCGGGATGTCGACTTCTATCCAGTCCTGCTTCGGCAGCTTGACCTTCCAGCGTACGTCATCCTCAAGACCGGTGCGCTCATCGACGCGCAGCCGAATGGGATACATGTCGTAGTCGCAGAAGTCCAGCACGTCGTTGGCTCCGGTCTTGGGATTGGCGAAGCCCATGCCGATGCCCTTGGTGGTGCGGATGAACGGAGCGGGAGGATTGGGGATGGTGTAGATGTGGCCGTTGATCTGCTGCAGTATGGGTGGTGCCAGTTCGACGTACTTGCCAACGGCTGCCGGGGAAGTGATCTTGCCTAGTGAGGGGCACCCGGCACAGCAGTCTGCGTTGGTAGGGTGGCCTGCGTAGGCTTTCTGGAACGCCTTGCAGGTAGGTGGACCCACCCCCTTCTTTCTGGCGTCCATGATCTCCGCGTACTTCTGGTCGGTATTGGCAGGGTCGTAGCGGGGGTCGCTCTTGGAGATGAGGTGGATCACCTGCTCGGGCTTGCGCATGAACGAGGAGAGCAGCAGGGCCGCATGCCATGCCGGTTCCGGCACCCGTGCCTTGCCCTGCTCCTGATTCTCGGGGTCGATGGTGTAGGCATAGGTCTGGCAGTTGCTGGCGGTGGTCTTCAGTGACAGGTCGGCCACCGGCCCGTCATAGATCGGCTTGCTGATGTTGGAACCGAAGCCGGTGGTGGGTGCTGCAGTGGTCAGGAGTGTTGACTGGGAGTGATCGAATGCCAGCAGCGCGTTATGGAATTGATCGTTGGGGGTGGGGGTGCCCAGCGTGACAACTTCGATCATGGGTGGCGGTGTGTATTTGTAGTTGTGGGTATTGACGACGCGGAGGACGGAGCTTGAATCTGCAGTGCGGCTGACATCTATCTTCAATCCACTATCGATTGCCAACTGCTTCAACCGTGCCCCGTTCTCTTCCCACAATGCTTCCTGTACTTCCTCTACCAATGTCCAATAGACGTGCAGTCCGTTGCCACTGTTAACGATGGTTGGAATTGGCAGCTTGTGCTTCTTGATGAATTGCTTCAAGGCAGTGGCAGCATCTACCACCGTGGGGTACTGTCGGTCAGGACCAGCGTCGAGGTCCATGATGTAGGCACGCACTCCCCGGATGTTGTCGCCGCTGCGCGATACCTTGTGCCGCTGACGCTTGTCGTCCCACACCTTGCCTTGAATCAGTGCACCGACTGCAAAGAAGACGTTCTTCTGGTATTGGTCCAGTCGGGTGGCGATGGCTGCGGCTTCGTTGATGCTGGCTGCGCCGTGCTGAATATAAGTTTTTGTACCGTCTGGCTTGCGCCCGTCATTGCAGATGCAGTACGGCCCCTCCAATGGTAAAACATGGCGCAGAAATGCCACTGTATCCATAGTCCCTCCTCGTGGGTCAGGACCAATTATGCTGCGCTGGGCAAGATGCGGCTAGGGCTTTTTACAGCCGCTTTGAAATCAACGATTTCGCACTCGATCATTTTTCGCTGTTCCGTCATGGAATATGAATACAGAGGCAGGTTCATCATCTTGCGCCACACTAGAAAAGCAATCAGGTTAGCAACCTTCTGCATGCAATAAGGTTGTATTGAACTCTGTCCGAATATCCACTTGCCGATGGTCTGCGGATGCACACCTACCAGTTCCGCCAGTATCGTCGTGGTCATTTGTTGCCTGACTGCCAACTCGCCCAAGTATGGTCCCAATGCTGTCCAGTCTCGTTCACGCGCTTCCATGATTCGCTCCAGTGTGCTGAGTCTGTTGCCTTTGCTCATCTGTTCCTCAAGGTAAAAAGGGGGCAGCAATGCCGCCCCTTTGAGTTGTTATGAAGTGGTTAGAGATTGACGATGCGCTGCATGAGGATGTACGAATACTCGGTCATCGCATCGTGCTGGCGTTGCAGCAGGTTCTTCTGCGGATCGGGCAATTTTTGGAATGTGTCCGTGGAGAGGAACCGATACAGCCGGTCCCGCTTCAGATCCAGTTCCTGCTTCTCCTGCAACAGCCGCTTGTGCCAGTCCGATGGCCGCACCACCTCGTCCTCGATCTCCTCGTAGCCCTTGCCCCCCGCGCTCATGCGTCGTCCCACGTATTGAGCAGCGTGGTCAGCTTGCTGTTGGCAGCAGGCGGCGTGGTGGCTGGGGCCGGGGGTGGCGTGGCATCCACCGCCTTGGTCTTGGCTGCGCTCACTGCGGCCGGGGTCGGCTTGTTCAACACCGGCTCGTCGTCGGGGTCGTGGCCATTGGCTGCTGGTGCAGGCGCAGGAGGTACAGCCTTGACCACGGTGGGCTTGGCGGGCTTCGTAGGAGCCACAGGCGGTGTCGGAGCCGGGGCAGGCGGGGTAGGTGCCATCGCCTGTTCGAACGTCTCTCCTGCATCGGCTGCCACGCCATCCGGGGCCACGTTGAGGATCTTGTTCAGCACGTCCCGCTTCTCCAGTTGCGCTTGGATGTTGCCCTTCAGCGTTTCGGGGAGCCAGTCAACCGGGCCGAACAGCAGCTTGGGGTACGACGTACGCGGATCGAACTTGATCTTGGTGATGACCGACGCGGTATGCTTGATGCCCTTGCGCAGCAGCATCTCCATGTACTGGTCGAAGGCATAGAAGCCCTTCGCCGCCATCTCCTCGGCATCCTTGTCCCAGATCGAAGTCTGCGGCAGCTTCAGCAGCAGGGGTTCGAACGTGGTGTCGGCAGCGGGGACAACAACGGCACGCTTGAACTGCGAGCAGGCGGTGACCTGCTTGCCATCCGGGGTGACCCGCGATCCCTTCACCGACTGCGGGCACGAGGCGCACTTCGCCGCCTGCACCTTGGTGCCGGTGGGGTCGGGGGTGACACCATCATGCGACCAACACGTCGGTGCCGACGCCTGTCCTTCGACATAGGCACCTTCGAAGAACGCCCGCGACCGCGCCTTGTTGTAGTTGAGGATGACGACGTTGACCGACTGCACCGGGTCGCCGTCGCGGTTGACCACGATCTCCTCGCTGCCCCCGGCATTGATGCGCCAGACCTTGCCGCGAAAGGAGATCATCGGCAGCGACTGCCGGACCTCGATGTTGCTGTCGGCGTTCAGGTCTGCCAGATGGGCAGGCAGGCCGGTGTTGCCGAACGTTGCGATTTCAGTGGACATTGTGAACTGCTCCTTCGGTGGGTTGTTGCTGCTTCGCCATGGCGGCGTTACGTGCTGCGCGGAACTCCTGCGCTTGTGCTGCTAGTGTGCTGATCACCTGCTCGACTTGTTGCTCATCGATCTCGCTCAACATGATGGCGGTGACTTGCAGCACCACGTTGATGAACTCCGGGTACAGGTCGATGCACTTGGCGGTATTGGCCAGTGCATCGAGTGCTTCAAGGTAGTGCAGCCGGATGGGGTGCACCGGCTTGTCATTCTGGTCCAGCACTTCTTCGTCATTCACTGGGCTTGCCTTTCTTGGTAGGTACTCTGGTGTTGATAACGTACTCGCGGAAGACGGATAACCCCGGCGGCAACGCGCCACCGTTGTTTGCCATCCACGCCTGCACATGCTCCTGTTTCGGGCGTTTCTGGTAGAACTCATAGTCCTGCTGTTCCAATACAAAGCGTCCGTATACATCCTCGTCCGCTATGGTGAAGGTCACCGCTTGGCTGATGAAGCTGGTGCCCGATGGGGTCTTGGTCTGCGTTGCGCCGCGCTCCTGCAAGCGGCGCAGTATCTCCATCTCTACTTCTTTCTTCTGTTCCCGTAACGCCGCCAGCGCCTTGTCGTACTCGGCGTTGACTTCACTGATGCGATTGCGGATCTTGATGACCACACGTACCAGTGTGTCGTCATCGGGGTCGGTCTCTGCTTCAACTGCGCTCATGTTGAACCTTTTTGAAATGAGTGGCAATAGATTGTCCCTCGGTTGTCAGGTACACTGGGGCGGGCAGTTTGCCCCGCGAAGGAGAACGGTATGGATCTGATCGGTCTGTTGGTAGCGGTGTTGATATTTGGATTGGTATTTTGGTTGATATGGTGGGTGATAGGTATGATACCACTGCCGGAACCATTCAAAACGGTAGCGACTGTGGTGTTGGGGATCATAGGCGTAATCCTGTTATTGAGCCTGTTGTTTGGTAGTGTCCAGATACCACACCTACGACTGCATTAGTTCTCCTCCAGTACGTAATGCTTGAACATGGCTAGGATGGATGCCTGCATGTCGCGCTGGGCATCCACGTCGGCGTAGATCTGCCACTCCAGAGGGTGGCAGCCGATGCGGGCGATGGTCATGTCGTGGATCTGGTCGGGGCGAGCGATGCGTTCGATCACCTGCTGGTGCATGCCGTTGCTGTAGATCGGGCCGTAGAAGATCAGCGTCGCCGCCTCGGCCAAGTTCAGGCTGTGCGACATCACCTTGGGGTGGCAGAGCAGCACATGCGGATCGTTGGTGTCCTTGAACCGCTTGATGATGTTGGTACGTTCAGCGCGGGGCACGTCACCGTTGATGATCTCCACCGTGTGCTGCTTGGCGATCTGCGTCTCCAATGCGCGGATGATGCCCTTGAATGGCACGATGATAATCACCTTGCTGACTGCCTTGGCAATCTCCTGCATCAGCAGCGCCACTCGTGGCGCATGGTTAACCTCGGTGTATTCATCCTCGCCGGTCTTGATCACTCCTAACAGCACCTGCCGCATCTTGGTGATCTTGTCGGCGGCATTGACCGCCGTCACCTGTATGCCATTGCGTAGCTCCGCTGCCGCCTCGTATTTCAGTTGGGTCATGGCATGCTTCTGCTCGTCGGTCAGCGCCGCCTGCCTTCTGGTGGTGATCATCGGTGGCAAGTCGAAGCAGTCCTTCTTCCTGTAGCGCACCGCTGGCTGCATGGCTTGATAGGCCAACTCGTAGGAGTTCATTCGGGGCAGCCACTTGTACTGTGACACTTGGTACATGGTCTGCCGTCGCCACTGGCTGAAGTAGGTCGGCACCCGGTCGCGGTTGACCAGCCGGGTCAATGCCCACGCATCGGTGGGGGCGTTGGGGACCGGCGTCCCCGACAGCAGCCAGATGCGACGCTTGCGCGTCACCTCCTCGATGTTCTTGTACAGGTCGGTGCCAGCGTTCTTCCACACGTCGCACTCATCGCCTATCACCAAGTCAATATCGGAGCGCGACTTCAACTCGTCGGTGATGGTGGCCAGTCCCTCATGGTTGATGACGTAGAAGTCGGAGTCGGTGGCGAGCAGCTTGGCGCGGCGCTCCCGGCTACCCACCAGCAGTGCAGCACGACGGTGCATGAGGAACTGGAAGATCTCCTCCATCCATGTGATGTCGATGCTGGAGTTGGGAGCCACCACCAGCACCTTGCGGATGACACCCTGCGTCATCAGGTAGTCGGCAGCCCACAGCGCCGTCGCCGTCTTCGCCGTGCCCGGTTCGTTGAAGCAGAAGGCACGGGAGTGCAGGGTTAAAAAAGCGGCTGTGAGCCGCTGGTGTTCAAGTGCCGGTTTGTGGGGTGGTCCCGGCCACTTGTAGTAATAGAGGATGGGCGACGGTGCCTGTATGCCGATGTTGCGCAGGATCTTCACCTCATCCAGCCGGTGCGGCACGGCGAGGTTGTGCCCGTCATAGTCTATGGGTTTGTACTTCGGCAGTAGCGCCGTGATCTTGGCCAGCGTGCGGACCTTGAGCAGCAGCGATTGCGATTCAGAATGGACTAGCATTTTGGAAGTTCACAAACAGTTTTTGCAGGCTTGCCGTTATTGGCGAGATAACCACCACCCGGTGACATCTCCACTGAGTATCCGTTTTCATAGGGTATTACTCGCCATGCCGGATATCCTTGCGCATGTTTTACAGCCCATGTTCTCGCATCGTCAAATGATTTGAAAAATACTACGCCATAGGTTGCTGTAGTTCTCACGTCATACTCCTAACAGATGTTGACCCAACCAGTTCTCAAGTTCGTGGGTATCACCATAGACGACGAACACCACTGCACCAGCATCACGCATCTGTTGGATGGTATGTTGCTGGCGCAGGGTGATCTTGCCGTCTGGTGCCTTGGCTTCGATAGCAAAGTACATGCCGTTGTAACAGCAGATGAAATCAAGAGTGGGACCGCCCATCCCATTTTGCAGCGGCATGTGGTAGTAAGCCCCAGATGCCTTCAGCACCTTCTTGATTCTGTCTTTGACTTTGCCTTCGGGCGTTGACATTGTTAGTAACGATCAGGGACCGCAATGTCCAGCAACATGTTCGACGGTTGCGCGGAGTTGTTGTCGCCGTTGGTGACCTCGATGCCCAGCACGTCGCCGCTGTTCATCTGCACACTGGAGCCGCCGCCCGGTGCCGGGAAGTTGACCAAGTTGCCGGTCGGCCCGGTTTCGTTGTACGGCGTGCTGTCGTACTTTAGTACCCCGTTCACACTCAACTTCAAATGTCTCGGCATCACCGCGCTGCCCGGTTCTTCTACCACCTTCACCCACCCCGACTTGTTGGGGTCCATGGCCGACAGCCACTTCAGGGTGAAGCTGACCGTCTGGTTGGCTTGCATGGGGATGTGGTACTCCACCTGCCCTGACGCAGGCCACGGGATCTCACCGCCGTTGACCGGCGCGACGGGACTGCCACCGCTGACCGGAGGTGAAGTCTCCGGAGGTGGGACGTTGCCTAGCGGGGGAATGGGCGACGGCTTGGAACCCACTGGCGGATGCAGCCCAGCCCCAAAGCCGACCTCGTACTGCAGTTGCCCGTAATCGGTCACCTGCACCTGTTTTGCCTGACCGACAAACAGTTCCATTCCGGTATGGAATCCGGACTCGTACATCGACTTCCCGTACTCGTCGGTCACCTGTATGTTTCCTGCCTTGATCGTGATTCTCATTTGTTGCTCCTATGGTCTGGTACGTACACGCTTCGGTCTCCAGTATTCGCAGTCGGTCACCGGGCACCAGCCAGCACAGAGGCCGTTCTGCCTCGGCTGCCATGTGTCGGTGGCGAATGCCTGTTGGTACTGCTGCAACTCCGGTATGAACAAGTCCCATAGTGCGGGGATCTCCCGCCGCAGGAACTCTTCCTTGTCCATCTCGCTGGTCTTCAGCCAGCAGAAGCCGGTGCGCACATGCTCTACCTCTGGGAAGTGGTAGAAGATCAGCAACGCCATCAGCATCATCTGCTTGGTGGCCTTGCGCTTGCCGGTCTTCCAGTCAACACCATGTGCAGTGTCACCGGCAACGGTAATCACGTCTGCCTTACCGCGCACCCACACATCCTCGGCAAAAAAATCGACCGGCTCCAGTTGCTGGTTGAGTGCCATCTGCTTCTCAACGAACATCACTCCCGGCCGACGCAAGATGGCATCTACGTACTCCTGCAGATAAGCGTGGGTTGGGGGTAATGATGCAGTTCCGTTTAACGCATCCTCCATCAGCTTGTGCACGGTGTTGCCATAGGCCGCTGCCTCGCCCATCGGCTCCTCGATGCGCTTGATCACCTTCACCTCGTGGTACTGCTTGGGGCAGGTGCTGAACTTCTCCAGCGCGGAGTGCGACCATGGCAACGGAGTCATTACTTGTAATACTCCGGAAGTGATTTACAAATGTCCGACCAATTGGCGAACATTTTGGACAGGTATGCACATGCGTGATGAAGTTGTATTGCTGCCGGAAGGTATAAAAGAGGCTCCAGTCCGATATCACTATATTCAAGCAGTAGTGCATAGTCCTGAATCATCGATGACATGAATCTACCAATGCAGCAGTCACCGATGGTTATCGTATTGTCCCTTGCGTATACGATAGCGACGTTATTGATTGTCAGCGCCTTGTTGCATACAGAACAACAATCGGCTGCCTTATCCATGGAAGGTGTGATACTCATTTGTTGTTCTTCGCTGATCCATCAGGATTACGTTGGTAACTTCGGTTGTCATGGATGGTGGCCACCCGCAGGTTGGACAGGGCATCCGTGCCACCTTTGGACACCATCTTCTTATGGTCGATGTCTACCTTCTGATGTGGCTTGATCATGCCCTTCTTGATCGCCAGCCGCCGCGCCCGCAGGCGCAGCGTGTGGCCCTCGCGCTCACCTCGGGCCAGCGATGTCTTGCGTTCCTGCGTGTAGTCCCTCACGTAGCCGGGTGAGCTTGGCATGTCAACCTCCCTGTTTCTTCATGACACCACGATTGGTCTGGGCGTTGTACTTGAAGGCGGCGGGTGGCTTGCCGGTTTCCTTCGCCGCCCTGTCCTTGGCACGGGCACCGGGGGACATCATGCCGCGCTTGACGCCCTTGGCCGTGGGTTCGACGGTGCCTTTCTTCAGGTTGCCAGCCTTCTGCAGGGAACTGATGGCGATGGCATGGGCGGCGTTGCTGTCCTTGCCCTTGGCTTTCAACTGGCCGACTAGTCTATCGAGGATCGCTGGCATGATGAATCTCCTGTGATGGGTACCACTTGTGCAGATACCGTTGCAGCTTGCTGGCTTCGTATGGACTCTTGCTGTTGGGCACGGCATGCCATGCTTCCAGTTCGACGGGTACGTAGCCGCGCTCGCGGCATTGGGGCTTGGTCAACTCCTGCTTCTCGTCGGTGACCATGTGCCGCAACTGCAGCTTCTTGGTCTCCTCATCGAAGCCTAACACTTCGAACACCGCCATGCTGGCGTGTTTAAGATTCAGCAGCAGCACGCTTCACCATCTTGTAACCCTTCTTGGTAATCTCATCCTTGGTGAAGGGTGACATCGGGAAGTGACCGAACGCCCCCTTCAGGGTGGCGGTCTGTGTCTTCTCGTCATAGGACAGGATCTCGTATTCCTTCTTGGGATCTTTGAGGCTTTGCAGATAAGCTCTAACCTCTGGTTGATTTGCGTTGCTCATTGGCATCCTTGATAGTTTGGTCGAAGTCGCGTAAGGCTTTCTTGTCCAGCTTACATTTGCCTGCCAGTACGTTCTGTATGTATGCACCTCGCAACAGGCGCAATGCATGCACTAGTCTGGTAGTTATCTTTTTGCCTTGTACCATCATGCTTTGGCATCTCCGTACACTTTGCCGTAGCCACCGCTGGCAGCCAGCGGCAAGTCAGGTGCCCATTTTGGGGGGATGGACATGACCCCTGTCGCGTAATCCAGCCACGCCTTGCCGTCGCCTTCTTGGCAGAGGAACACGCCCTCGTCATGGACCGACATGCGGCACGGCAGGTGCTGATGGATCTCAAGAGTCTGCTCCAGCACGATGGTTCGCGCAAGCAGTTCGCAGACGTGCTGTACCACCTTTCCTCCGTACAAGTTAGTGTATCCGTCGCGGGCTTTGTACAACCATTCCTTCCGGTTCTTGTCCCAATGAAGTTCTGGATACCGGATGCGCAGCCCGGTCGGCCCCACCAGTGCGTTGTGTTCGATGCGGATGAGGTCACGGGGGTCGAGGAACGTATCGATGTCTTCCGGCCCCGCTGCGATGGCTGCAATCGCGTCCTGTGCCCGATGCCACATCACCTGCACCATCGCATGCCGACTCCGGAACACTTCGACCATGCGGCTTGACTGGGCATCGGTGACGATGATCGGGTGGCCCGCTTTCCTTGATTCAATTCTGATGGTTTCGTTGAGCCTCGGTCCTCCTGACTGGTAACCACAACTGAGCTTGATGTACTTGCCGACCTGTCGCTCCTGTGGATGGGTCTCCTTGGTGATGGGCATGCCGTACAACGCGCTGGCCATCATGCAGTACGGGTCAGGCCCGGTGCCCGCATCGTAGGCGCGGTAGATGTCCAGCCAGTCATCCTGCATCGACAGCCAGTCGTTGATGCGGGCCTCGATCAGCGAGGAGTCGACTACTACTACCTCGCTTCCCTCGGGGGCATAGATCGCATCGCGCAGCTTGCCGCCGCGTTGCATGTTCTGCCAGTTCATCGAGTCGCCCCCAGACAACCGGTGGGTCTGCTCCGCGCCGCTGTACTTGAGGTAGATGGGTGTCGGTCCACGCGGGGCCATGTCGGCCATGCGCAGCGCCCGCTTCTCGTTTATGGTGGTCTTGTTGCCCAGCCGCGCAGCCACCAGCGCCTGCACTTGCGGCAGGTCATGCTCCTCCAGATCGGTGAACGCCTTGTCGGTCTTGGCGAAGGCCCATGCAGGCTTGCCGGTGGTGGGACTGAGTTTGCGTGGCGGCTCGATGCCTGCGTTCTGTAGCGCAGTGGCGAACTTCTCGTTGCTCATCACTTCATCCTTGGTGATGCCCGCTGTCAGCAGCAATGTCGCTTTCTCCGCTTGAATATCTAATGCGTAATCTAATAGTTGTTGTTCGTTCAGAAGTAATGCAGGTTCGGTGAACATGCGCACGATCATGTCGATGATGCGCAACTCCAGCTTGTCGAACTGTGGCAACATCTTCTGGAAGATGTCGTAGGTACCCTGCACGTCGTTCATGCAATAGTTGGCGTACTGCATGATCTCCACTGCGTTGAAGTCGGCCAGCTTCTTGTTCTTGGCCAGCAGCACCTCAAAGCCCTTGTCTCCCACGCCATAGTGCTTCATCAGCTTGGACAGGCTGCCACCCACCTCGGCACCGTGCAGAGCACGGGCCATGGACAAGGTGTCGAACCATACCTTGGGCCGGTGGTTGAAGTGATGGGACAGGATCAGGCCATCGAAGTGGGCATGGTGAGCTACCAGTGCACTGTTCTCGATGTCCAGTGAATTGAACAGGTGAGTGATGGCCCCCTTGCCGATAGCATGCATAGGTGGATCGTTGTTCACCTTGACCCCAACGATCAGTGGTTCGAAGCGGGGGTCTCGGATGTATGACTCCGTGGTCATCTTCGACAGTGTGTAGTCATCAGCATAGTGCGTTTCAAAATCGAATGTTATTAGGTTCATGTCTTTCCAAAAAGTAGGGGGCCGCAGCCCCCTTTGGTTTCAATATTCCAGTCGCTCGCCATCGGCCAGCATGATCACCGGGATGTTGCGACGCTTGGCATCGGTCACCTGCTCGATGTAACGCACCGCAGTGTTCCTGCGAGCGTACCCGGTCTTGGTGGCGACCAGCACCCGGCCGTTACCGGCGATGGCCTGCCAGTTCCAGCCGCCGTTGGTGTCGTGCCAGAGATCGATGCGCTTCATGTCATGACGAGTGCCCATAGTCATCCTCCTCGATCTCCCGGTTGATGCGGTCGACCAGTCCAAGGTATCCGGCACCGTCAATTAAAGAATCTCTATGGGTCGGGTCGTTGAGCAGGCGGGCCATCTTCAGCAGCACCATCATGTGCGCTACGTCCTCGGGCATCAGCGCCACCACCACGTTGTGCCGCCGCTTCAACCAGATGTTCCAGAACTCGGCGATGGTCTCCAAGTTGAAGGCGGGGGAGCCGTAGGTCTTCTCCCGGTCCCCCCAGATGATGGCCTGTGCCGCTACCAGCACCGGGGGTGGTACGGAATAACCTATGGCGTGATGCTGCATGAGTGCCTTCAGACCGTCCGGATCGTGGTCGTTCACCGCTTGGCCTTGGCTTTCTTCTTGGCCGGGGCGGCACGCTTCTTGGTCGCCTTCTTGGGCGCGTCACCGCTGCCGTTGGTGACCGACACGGTGATGGGGTTGGTGCACTCCGTGGTCTTCCACATGGCGATGCCGTCACCCTCCTTGCGCAGCACGATGCGGCAGCCCAGACGGCTGGCAACGCGGTAGAACCGTTGCGCCTTCTTGGAGATCGGCTCATCGAAGTACACGCTGTCGCCGACCTTCATCTTGGCCAGCAACTGCATGTTGCTGCCAGCGCGGGCCTTGGCTTCGGGGATGGGTACGCCGTTACGAATTTGCATCTGATTCATTTTTACTTAGCTCCATTTAATTGCACAGTGGCGAGAGATTCGCCGTTGTGTACTACCACTACACTACTCCTTATACCACTCTTTTTCAGAAAGTCAACCAGATCTCCCAGTGACACGTCAAGACCAGTGACCGCAACTTCACCACTCAACGCCATAACCACCCGCTCCTTGCCGTCGGTAACGTCGATGTCCTGTGCGATGGCCAGCTTGGTCAGCCTAGTTTCTACCCTGCGCAGGCGACTGGACATCTCCTGCAGTATTTCCCGGTCAGATATCATGGATGTTCACCTTGCCGTAGTCCTTGACGATGGTGGTGTGCCATTCGTCACCACCCAGCAGACCTTGATAGCAGATCTGGTCACAGGCTACCCGCACGGCATTCTCCTGCGACTTGGCTGCCTTGCCCCGGTACAGCCCAGCCAGATACCGTTCATCGAAGTGATCAGACAGCATGCTCTGGGCCATGCCCCACTCGTTCCTGTCCGGCACCCGTGCCCACCATCCAGTGCGTTTCTTGTGGCCCCATGCCCCGGTTATGAAGGTACCGTACATGGCCCATGTGTCGGGGCTGCAGAACTCGCCCAGCATCATCCGGGTCAGCACCTGCTTGCGGAAGTCACGGGCGATGCGGGTTCGCTCTGCCTTCTTCACCGGGTCCAGTATGATCTGCTTGTCGATCACCGGGTCGGTGAGGAAGCCACGCCGGTCGATGTTCAGCACGCCATCGGGGATGGGGAAGCTGCCGTCCCGCGTGCCGAAGCGCCGCTTTTCATGGTACTTGTGCTGGTTGTCCTGCCAGCAACGCACCGGCCCCCACTGGCTGATCTCGTTGTAGGTAATGGCACTGGGATGGGTGATGACACATATTGCACCATCTTCGAAGTATTGCAGGATGTCCGTATCGTACATCCGATAGCAACGTGCCGTTGCCCACTCATGTGTCGCCGGATGTGGCTTCCTTGCCTCACGCAGCCAATAATTTTTGCTGTGTCTGGCGATGTAGAACTGGTCCTTATTACCAAGCAAGGTGCCAATCTTGTCCCATGACAACTTGCCACCGTACATTTCGCTCTTGTGATTCACACTCGATACACCCCAACTCATTCTGCTGCTCCTAGTTAATTGAGATCACTGTGCCGTACGGCGCACGCTCGATGCTCGATGTCGACAGCCATACCGTCGGCACGTCGACCTCCGGACCAAACGGCCCGCACATGTCGGTTAGCACCGTCACCACATCCGGCGGGTCTTCCATGTTGGCAACGTAGTCGCTGAACCAGCGGAAGTCCGTCCCGCCACCCCCCACCGGCTTCATCTGCGCCGGGTCACCTTGGTACTCGCAGCGTTCGAACTGCTCCTCCAGCATGACCTGAGTATCGAAGTACACCACCTTCACCCATTTGGGTTGCACCTGCTCCAGCGTATCGGCGAAGTGCCTAGAGTAAAGACCGAAGTCATGAGGACCGATGGAGCCACTGCAGTCGACCAAGAACAGGATGCCACCCATGTCAGGCTGGTAGATGTCGGGGATCAGTGCGCCAGTGACGGCGAACATGCGCTTGTTGAAGCGATGCCACGAGTAGTCGGCGGCGTGGATGCCTTGCAGGAACTCGGCATACACATCCCACCAGTTGACCTTGACGTGGTTGGCATGCTCGATCACCCGCTTCATCCACCCCGGCAGCTTGCCCGCCATCTTGGCCAGCGCCTCGCCCTCGCTCAGTTCCTTCCGGATTTGTTGTTCAAGCTCGGCGGCTGTAGGTAGTGTTGCCACTGCACCGTCTTTGGTTTGCTCGGCGGTGGTGTCTTCGTAGCGTCGTAGGTCACGCATCGGACCCAATCGCTTAGCAGCGGCACGGCCAGCAGGTGTTTGGCCATCCACGCCTTCTGCTGTGCCGTTATCCGGCCGTACTCCAGCTTCGTCTTCGGCATCGGTGGGTTGATCAGGGCTTCCGCTCTGGCCACTGCCTTGTCCAGCCTGACCTCCGCTCTGGCCCTGCGCTTGGCCTTGCTGACCTTGCGGCTCTTGCTTCTGCTCATTCTCCAACTCCTTCATCAGTGCGTCGTACACTTCTTCGGTGGTCATGCCGATATACTTCACGTCGTACAGCCATGACCACGGCTTGCCGTCGATCACCAGATCGTTCAGTGGTTCGAACTTCGACTCCACCAGCATCAGGTTGATCACGTAGTCCCCGGCTGCGTTCCACACCGTCAAGTCACGGGTACCGACACGGGTGCCGTGCAGCAACGCCCGGTGGCCGATCTCGTGGGCCACCACCGTCACCTTCTGCTCCTTGGTAAGCTGGTTCCAGAACTTGACATTGACCCACAAGTGCACCATGTCGGTACATAATGTGGGTTGGTCATTGTCGATCAGCAATATCATGTTGTAGTACATCGGCATGAAGTATTGCGCCCTGAACATCAACCGCACTGCAGTCTCCGCAGTGTCGGTGAACAGTTCGTACTTTTGCATCTTGGTTCTCCTAGTTAGTGGTTAAGCGTTGGGCATGAACATGGCAATGCGGTTGGCCAACTCTTGTGCCTTCTTCCCGGTCACCACCTGCAACCCCGCGCTGTCCTTCAAGTCCTTGGTGGTCACCCCGTTGGCGAACGCCTCGATCTCGTCGGCCAGTGCGTTGATGCCGGGGTCATTGGTCAGGTTGCAGGTACGCGCCGACTCGGCCATCTTGAGGACGTTCTCCAGCAGCGAGTCGTACATTTTCTTGATGGTGCCGTCGTGGTAGCCCTTCAACGTGGTGGCCATGTGCACCAGCGGCTGCTTCATCGCCAGCAGCACGTCCTTGGTGGTCTGCTGCATGGCCTTGGCCATCTCAGCCCGCATGTTGCGCTCCATGTCGGCACGGATATGCGCCGGGATCTTGGTGCGCAGCCGAATATCATTCGGATTGTTCAACGGTACCGTCGGCAGCCGCATCCCGAATTTGTGGCGGAACTCCTCCACGCTGGGGTACTCCTGCGGGTTGAACAACTGCCCCAACCCCTCGGCATCGAACTCGGCCTTGGCCACCTGTTGCGGATAGACCGCCACCGCCGCTTCGACCAACGGCTCCAGCTTCTCCAGATGATCGCGGAACTCGCGCAGCCGCTGCTCGTGGAACTCCGACTTGCCCACCCGCACGCCACGCTGGTCACCCCACGCCACCGTCACCAGATAGAACCAGTTGTTGCGGACGTTGCCGATGTAGCTGTTGATCGCCTTCAACTCCTTGAAGTCCGGCAGCAGCAGCTTGTTGAAGTTGCCAGCGTCGGTGGTGTCGGCGATGCCGTTGGCCTGCTTCACCTGCTGGGTGGCCTTGTCGTCACGCTTGTACGCTGTCCAGTTGCTGGTATTCAGCGAATACATCAGCAAGTCGTTTTCCATCTCGATGTCGTCGTTGGTCGTCTTCATTTGAATCACAGTCATTTGCTTCTCCTATTAAGGTGCGTCAATCGATACTGCTTGGAACTCTTCCAGCTTGCCGTTCCAGTATTCCTGCACGGCTTCGTCCCGTGCTTCCTGCTTCCGGCCTTCGAAGTCCTCGTCGGTCTCCCCCGGCTCGCGTTCCAGTTCCTCCCAGCCATGCTCCACCAGATCGTTCTCGTCCGGCTCGCCCAACTCGATGTTCTGGAATTCATCGATGGCAGAGTCAAGGGCGTCGTACCGCTCCTGCAGCATGTTGCCGGTATCGCTGTCCTGCAGCGCGTCGGGCATGTTGTTCCTGCTCTCCTCGCACTGGTCGCGCAGTTCTTCGAGCGCGGACACCACCTCGTCGCGCAAGCTGCCCAGTTCTTCGCTGGCCTCGGCATCGCCGATCATGTCATCCTCGATGTCGTACAAGGTGGCGTAGAAGCTGGACCCGGTAAGCTGCGACCGCTTGGGCCGGGTCTTGCTGAACCGCTTGGCACCGCGATGGAGCTTCCACCAGTAATACGACTCGCCCTTCTTGATGTTGTGTTCCGGATAGTCTTTCTGTGCTGCCTTTACAAAGTTTGCTTTAGCCATTCTTTATTGCTCCTCGTTGGTGGTGGTGCTGGTTACTACTACCTCGTCCGTCTGTTCCTTGAATACGTCGGGGCCGTGTTGCGCGTGCATCTGCTTGGTGTAGGCGATGGTTCGTTGCAGTACAACGTTGTATTCCTTCTGCACTGCTTCCAAGCGCAGCAGCATGTAGTTGATCTGCTGCCTCGGGGTCATGCGGCTGAACAGCAGCACCCGCTCCAAGTCGTCGGCTCTGATGCAGTCGACCGTCGGCTCCTTGCTATAAGTACGCTTGACCGGCAGGCAGCCCAGCATCTCCCACGCCTGCCTTTCGGCAGGCGTCAGCAGGGTGAGGGGGAAGGTGTAGGGGTGGATGCTGTTGACGATGCTCTCCAGCTTGGTCATTTGCTCACTCCGTTGATCAGCTTGCTGATGTGCGGTGCCGTCACCCACAACTTGTAGTCACGGCAGCTATGGATGAACGACGTATGCTCGTCATTGACTTTCTTCAGGCGCTCGTTCATCAGGTTGAAGAAGCACACCTGCATCTCGTTCTGGTAACGTTGCATGTAGGTGGCGATAGGCACGAAGGTATTGCGGTTGACCATGTAGGCCAGCATGGTACTGATGGCGTACTGCTCGTGCAGCAGCTTCGACACCGATGCCTTCTTGGGGTCGGCCACGATGTCTTCCAGCGTGGTGATGTTGTCGAGCATCATGTTGAAGCTGTGGAACGCTGCCGCCATGCCGCTGCCGATGCTGCGCGGGATCTCCTCGGGCATCAGCGCCACGCCCGAAGTCTCCACGTCGGTCATGATGTTGGACACCCTGTCCCACGAGCGCAGGCTGGCCCAGATGCCCTGCTTCCCTTCTTGGAACAACAAGTCGTTCTCCAGCAGCTTGGGGTTTTCGAACACCTCCTTGTAGTTGTCGATCATGGTGGGATTGCGGATGCCGAAGGCAGCCACCCGCTCGTGCTTGGACTTCACCGCCTCGACCATGTAGGGGATGTCCAGTTCCAGATTGAAGGAGAGGAAGCGCGACTGGTTGGCCCGCGACTCCACTTTCACCCCCGACTTGTCGCCGATGCGATTGCCGTCACCGACGAAGATGACGTGCGGCGGGATGCGGAAGTTGCCACCCACATCCTCGTGATTCCACATCTTCTGGAAGCCACGGCTGGTCTCCAGCCCCATCAGCGCCTTCTCACCGACATAGATGATGCCGCACAACTCCGGTGTCTTGTAGTAATTGGGCAGGGTGCCGTCGTAGATCTTGCGCATCACCATCGCTTCCATGTCCGGCACCGACATCACACCATCGGTAGGGGCCATGGTGCCGCCGTCCCACACTTCGAAGTGGAACTGCGGATCTTGCTGCTTGCGCATGCGGGCATACTCGGTGATCTGCCACGTCTTGCCCCATGCCGGTGGCGATTTGAGTTCGATGTTGTGTCCGCATCTTTCGGCGCGGCCCAGCAAAGCGGGTACTTGAGTCAGTGTTGCCATTTGCTTCTCCTAGTTAATGGTTACTACTTGTTGATAGCGTTGATTGCATAGTCCAGTGCTTGCAAGCGCAACTGGAACTCGACCATCGCCATTGCCTTCTCCGACTCGCGCCACGAACGCTTGCGCTTGATGGACCTGATGTTCTCTTCCTGCACCATGCGCAGGTGTTCCAGCCGTTTCAGCACTTCTTCCTTCGTCATTGCTGTTGCCATGCTCTGAGTCCTTTCAGTTGTCTACGGATCTTGCGAACTGCATTGATGGCGCGTATCTGTTTCTTGCACCATGCGGCCTCACGGGCTTCCAGCCGCTTGATCTTCACTGCTCGTATTGCTTCCTTGGTTGGTTTCGGTTTGGGTGGCTTGGGTTCAGGCGTGAGCAGCCCTACGAAATACCCACGCTTGATACCACTGTTGATGCAGGTGTACAACGCCCGCTCGGGACTGGATACCTTGTTGCTTAACCATAGGTCGTTACACAGCCCTTGCAGGATGGAGTACCAGCCCCGCGAGGGGGCGTAGACTACGTGATAGCGTTCGTTGGTAAGCCGGGTAACGTCGGTGTAGCTACGGCCATGACCCACGCTGATGGTGCCTTGGAAGGTCTCGCCGGTTACCGTTCGCCACAGCTTGCGCAGGATGCGTTCGCCTTCCACCGGATCGATCTCATCGGGGGTGTGGATCTTGAGGAAGTTCTCCCACAGCCGTTCGGATCTGGGTGTCAATTGTCAGTTCCTTTCTGACTTCTGGCAGGGGCTACAGATGCGCGGAGCAGACATACTCCAGCATGTAGGCCATGTAGTCGGGGTCGTTGAGTTGGTTGGTCACCTTGTTGATATGCTCCATGCGCGGGGCTACTACTACCTCGCGCAGGCGTTGGTGTTTGTCATGGCCCTCATCTCTCAGAATTAAAAGAGCTTCGTCAATATCGATCTTGCGGAACAGCAGCCCTACGTTGTAGATGGGTTTGGTGGGTGTGATCATGGACGCCACTCCCGGTTCATTCTTTCCCTTTCGCCTTCGGCATCCCGCTGCAATGCCACGTTCTCATCGATCAAGTCCTGCACCAACTCATCGGTGCTGTACACCGTGCACAAGGCGAGCAGTGCCTCGGCATTGCCCTTGCCCGCTTGGTCGATGACGTGCCACACCACGTCGACTTTCTCCTTGGTCTCGTCGATGCTCTCGATACAGCCTGCTACATGGTTCACATGCCAGTCCATCATTCATCCTCACTTGTCAGTACATCGGTGGTTGGGGGTTCGTACTGATCGTTAACGTTGCCATCGATCATCACCGCCAGTGGTATCAGTTCGTAGTCGTCATTGGTAGCGATGGGGTAGTTCACGGCGCACATCACGGCAACGGGGGTTCTATCCGATTTTCGCACCGCCGACATCAGGCAGATGTCCCCTTCCTTGATGGCCTTGACCAGCAGGTCGAAGTTCCTGATCTGCTCCTTGGTCAGGGGCTGGGTGTTGGGGGCTTCGATCTTCTTCATCACAGCCTCACGATCAGGTATTGAATGGCCTGCTCCGGGGTCCAGTCCCAATACTCCTTCAGCCCGTACTTGAACTTGATGGAGTCGATGCCGCGCAGCGAGCCACGACCACGCAGGACGATGCTCGACACGCGCACCCGGTGGATGGTCATGGGTGGGGTAGGCAGGCCCATGGCCAGCGTTTTGGGCTGGATGGCGTATTCGTACCAGCCCCCTTTCACGAGGTTCAGCACCTCGTGCAGGTACATGTAGCGCACCAGCACCGGAGTCTTGGTCTTCTTCCTGTCCCCGGTCTCGACGGCGTTGAACGCCTCGCGGCAGAGGATGGCGTGGTTGCGGTCCAGCACTGCTTCGTCAATCATCGCGCTCACTCGTCCCTCGCTTGCAGCACTTCCTGTACGTCGTTCATTCCCGTTCCTTATCGCTGTAAACTGGTGGCATATCCACACCGGTGGTCTTGATGGTGACCAGCACTGGCGGCCGGTCGGCTGCCGGGTTCAGCACCTGCAACAGTGCCTGTGCTTGGTTGCTGGCATCGATGGTGCTGGTCCAGCAGTAGCCATTGGCGTATATCATTTTGACTTGGTAGTTCATTTTGGTTCCTTGGTCATGTTGACGATAGTGGCCCGCAACTGGTGGTTCTCGTCCTGCAGCTTCCGGTACTGCTGCATGGTGCCGTCCATGTCCCTCTGCAGGGCGTGGAAGCGACGCTCCCATTCATTGCATTCGAATTTCCATGCTTCACTGCGCTGCTCCACCTCCTTGATGTGGTCGATGGCCTCGCGCACCACCTTCTTCTCGTTCTCATAGGCTATGTCCTGCATCACTTCGGTCAGCGCAGTGAGCAGCGGCTTGTCGGGGTCACCCTCGTTCCACACCTTCTGCAGGGTGTCCTTGAACTTTGCCGTGGCATCCTCGGGCCGGTTGCCGTCGCACACGGCGAACACCCCATCGGGGATGCGCAGGCTCTCCGCTGCCGTGGCCTTGCCCGCCTTGTAGTGGTCCTGCACCGCCTTGCTGCACGCCTCGTTCCACAACGGCAACTCGGTGTTCTCCTGCGAAGGGATCACGCACTCGTTGTCGTCGCAGTGGAAGGGCTGGCCAGCCTCGTACAGGCGGCCTTCGATGGTCTTGCCTGCTTCCAAGGCCACGGCGTTGACGACGAAGCCACCCATGGGGTTGCTGTAGTCGCGCAGGGCCGCGTTGCCGTAGCCCTCGATCTTGTTGCCGATCTTCACCGATCTGGTATTCGGCTCGCCTTCCTTGGTGATGGTGTAGAAGAACTCGCCCATGGTGATGGTGGCGAACGGGGTGTAATGGTAGTGCTTGGTCATGCGATGCTCCTATTAAGTTTGCCAGAAGTAAGGTTGGACCTGACTTTTGACATTACTGCAACACCTTCGTGAGAAGGTGCACAATGGCCCGCGCCAGTTCGACACGGGCGTCACTGGCCTTGTGGATGGCCTTGATGGGCCGTGCGGCCAGCACCTCGGCCACGCTGGCTTCAACCATATCGTACGTACTACCGTCCCGCTCCTGCGCCTCGCGCTCGGCCACCGACTGGGGCCGGTTTTTCTTCATGGCCATGGTGGCCTTGAACTTGGCGGTGCGCTTGGCCTGTGCCTCGGGTGACAACTTAGGCATTCAGTTCACCTCTCTTGATCCAGATCTTGATGGTGCCGGTGGCGCTGTTGTGGTAGGTGCCCAGCAGGTGGCCAAGGGACACGTCATTGACTTCGATGACGGTCCCCACCTTGCTGATGGTGGCTTCCCACAAGGCAGCCTTGTGCGCGTTGAGGCGGATGGAGTAGCACCTGTGGGGCAGGTAGGTGTTGGTGGTGGCGTCGAGCAGCCTGTAAGGGCGGCGTACGTCCTGCCTCGGCACCAGCTTGAGGGCTGCACTCATTGGTTGTTCTCGTTCATTGCTTACCTTTCAGTGGTGTAGTGAGTGCTTTTGCTGTAGACCAGCCATGCTTGATGCGGAAGTGCAGGGTGCACAACAACATCTGCAACTCGCGTGCCCAGTTGGCCATGCTCATGGTGCGGCCTTGATAGGTGAGCATGTGCGATCCCCTGTTGGCACGCTTGTTCTCCTGCTGTTGCAGCGGCGTGGCCCAACGGCAATTGCTTGGGGTGTAGTTCTTGGCATGATCCAAGCGGTCGAGGGTGCACCCTTGCGGGCGCTCCCCCATGTCGGCAAGGAAATGCTTGAACTGCGACCATCGCTGGCAGACGCGGATGCCCCTGCCCCCGTAGTGATGCCAGTCCTTATGATTGGAATTGCCGCATCGTGTGTGCATGGAGCGCCACGACCTATAGGTAGGAGTGACAGCGCCCTTTACTGCGTGCCCGTGCTGGTACTTGTGGTGCATCCTGTTGCTCCTTGAAGTATTGCCTTGCAAGTTGGATGTCGATGTAGAACACCTGCTTGGTGACAAGATTTTTGAGCGTCACATCCTTGAAGCGGTGGCTGTCGAGGGCCATCTTGAAGGCAGCCTTGGCTGCAGGCTGGGCATCCTGATAGTTGCGGCCGACTTGGGTGTACACCGTTTCGAACATCGACCCGGTTACGGTTGCGAACACGGCATAAGTGCCGGTGCTGGTCCTGCTGAAATCGAGGAACATCTATTTCTCCTAATGAGTGGTACTGATGGTACTACAGATACGACGAAGACGGAGGTAGAGATCCGCCGCTTGACGCGCTTCGGCTATTGCCTTCTTCCTGCGTTGTGCGTTGCCTGACAGCCCCGTCTTCAGGGGCTGCAGCTTGTAGCTGTTCTTGAGTCTCACTGCTGGAATTCCTTGTTGAGGATGGCTACCTTCATCAGCGCGTGGATCTCGCGGTCCCTGCGCTTCTGCACTGCCTTGGCGGCGAGGGCTTTATCGTGGTCCGTCGGGAAGCTGACCACCTGCACGCCACGGGTTTCGGCCAGCACCCTGATTTTCTTCTGCTCCTTGGCGATGTTCATGCGGTAGGTGAATGCCGCTGCCTTGCTGCGTTGTGCCCTGCGTTCTGCGCGATTCATGTGAATCTCCTATCGAGTCGTACTGCTGTTGGGATGTGTACTGCACTGGTATTGAAGCCTGTTGTTCAAGCCTCAATATAAAGTGCCCTTGGGCTGCACCATTGCCAAAAGTCAGATTGGAACTGACTTTTGACATACATCGGTGCAGGTACGTGAGGGGGCCGTTTAGACTCTATTTCAAGTCATGCGTCCTTGTCCTCCAAGGGGATCGTAAGTCGGCTGTACGTATAGCTATCGAGGCACCAGTACCTGCATGCCCG